TGGTGAAGAACCAATTCCATATAACTATACAAACGATGTTAATTTAAGTTCGTGTTTATTAAATATAAATAAACCATTATCAAGACATTTACCTAAAAATGGCAATAGACAACCCCCGACCAAGAAATGTTAATAGTTATGTTAGGCGCACGCGATGGATGCTTTCATACCATTAGGTATATTAGCTTTTGTTGCTGGTGATTCACACAATGAACCAATACCGAAACTGATATATTTACCATTGGCTTTAACTAAAGATATATTCCAAGTACTTATATTTTGATTGAATGATTTTGCTTGATTGAACATATAAATCATATATTCTACCTTACTAGTATCCCAGCTTCCTATATTTTGATTGAATGATTGTGCTTTCCAGAACATACTATTCATATTATTAACTTTACTAGTATTCCAACTTCCTATATTTTGATTGAATGATTTTGCTCCCATGAACATAAAATACATATTCGTTACACTACTAGTATTCCAACTTCCTATATTTTGATTGAATGATTTTGCGTTATTGAACATTTGATCCATATTTGTTACTTTACTAGTATCCCAACTTCCGATGGGTTGATTGAATGCTGTTGCTGTATAGAACATACCATTCATATTTTTTACATTACTAGTATTCCAACTTCCTATATTTTGATTGAATGCTGTTGCTGTATAGAACATACCAGACATATCACCCACACTACTAGTATCCCATTTATTAATATTTTGATTGAATGATGGTGCTGATTCGAACATACCATTCATATTTTTTACATTACTAGTATTCCAACTTCCTATATTTTGATTGAATGCTGTTGCTGTATAGAACATATAACCCATATCTGTTACACTACTAGTATTCCAACTTCCTATATTTTGATTGAATGATGTTGCGCCAAATTGGTTATACTTCTTATACTCCCCCAAATTTCCAAACATACTACTCATATCTGTTACCTTACTAGTATTCCAACGACCGATATCACCATTAAAAGATTTTAAACCGGCTTTATAATCACTACTTTTTTGATATGCGGTTACGTCTGCGAATAAACCTTTCATACTCTTTACTTTACTAGTATCCCACATTTTAATATGTCCATATTTAGAAATCGCATCTGCCTTTGTTCCGGCTTTTATGTACATATTGACCGCTTTCTGTAAATCAACCTGAGAGTTAATATCGGAAAGACTATTATATCCTATAGTTATTGTATCATTACTTATTGTTAGACTTTTAATTTGCACGGGCATTATATAATATATACATATATTTTAATTTTGAGAAAGTGTACCTAAAAATGGCAATAGACAACCCCCGACCAAGAAATGTTAATAGTTATGTTAGGCACTAACACGCGATGGATGCTTTCATACCATTAGGCATATTAGCTTTTGTTGCTGGCGATTCACACAATGAACCAATACCGAAACTGATATAGTTACTTTTAACTAAAGATATATTCCAAGTACTTATATTTTGATTGAATGATGTTGCCGTGTTAAACGTACCAAACATATTTGATACACTACTAGTATTCCAACTTCCTATGGGTTGATTGAATGATGTTGCCAGTCCAAACGTACCATACATACTTTTTACATTACTAGTATTCCAACTTCCTATATTTTGATTGAATGATTTTGCCCACATGAACATAAAATACATATTCGTTACACTACTAGTATTCCAACTTCCTATATTTTGATTGAATGATGTTGCGGTGTGTAACATACTATTCATATTTGTTACACTACTAGTATTCCAACTTCCTATGGGTTGATTGAATGATGTTGCCCCGCTAAACGTACCAAACATATTTGATACACTACTAGTATTCCAACTTCCTATATTTTGATTGAATGATGTTGCGCCGAATATGCGGGGATATTTATTTACTCCAAACATACTACTCATATCTGTTACCTTACTAGTATTCCAACGACCGATATCACCATTAAAAGATTTTAAACCGGCTTTATAATCACTACTCTTATCATATGCGGTTCCGTCTGCGAATAAACCTTTCATACTCTTTACTTTACTAGTATCCCACATTTTAATATGTCCATATTTAGAAATCGCGGTTCCCTTTGTTCCGGCTTTTATGTACATATTAACCGCTTTCTGTAAATCAGCCTGAGAGTTAATATCTGAAAGACTATTATATCCTATAGTTATTGTATCATTACTTATTGTTAGACTTTTAATTTGCACGGGCATTATATAATATATACATATATTTTAATTTTGAGAAAGTGTAAAATAAATGTAAAATAAATGTAAATTAAATGTAAAATAAATTATCAAGACATTTACCTAAAAATGGCAATAGACAACCCCCGACCAAGAAATGTTAATAATATAATGATTATTTAGTATATAAAGCATATGAATTATATAAATAATATTGTATATCTATTACAGAATAGTATGGTATTAGATAAAAAATATAAAATAAATAAGATTTTTATAAAAGAAACGGAATATATACAAGAAAATGAATATATACAATACAAGACATATGATAATATAACGTTTTCCAATATAATATTCAATTCAAATAATTCGATTATATATTCAGATATAGATGATAAATATATATTGAAAGAATATAAATCTGTAATAACAAAGAAAGATTATATTAAGTCTGAAATACAAGTATTAAAGGATTTGTCTGAATTTAATAAAGATACTATTATAAAATTAATAACTTCCTCTGCTGATTTAGATTCTAATACACATAGTCTTCTTTTTCATAAATTTGGAATAGATTTATACGAATATACGTTACATAATAAATTATCAGTTGTTAATATTATATATATAATCAATACACTATTCGAAACAATATCATTTATCCATTCGTTAAATATAGCACATAGTGATATTAAACTTGAAAATATTTTAATTAAGGATGGCTTAATTAAACTATGTGATTTTGGGTATGCTACATATATGAACGACCAGTCAAAGATATTTGTTAGAAAAGGAACTCGTGATTATATATCACCCGAATTATATAATAAGAATGAGGCAGATGGAAGATTAAACGACTTGTGGTCAATCGGAATATTTATATGTATTATGATAACAGGAACACATCCATATTCTCAAACAATATATAATATAAATAGATGTAAAAAAACATCTAATAGTAAATTCATATACACCGAAGATAGTGATTTTTGGGATATATATAATATTAGTATAAATGAGATGATGGGGTCTTCGTCTCATTTATTTTTATATAAGTATAATTTACGAAAACTATTGAATGTTCTCCTAATAAAAGACGAGGCTGTTAAATATTCCACGATAATTGAATATTCTAATTTAGACTCTGATATTAAACAAACGCATGGAAATATAAATTTATGTGATATATTATTTAACAATCATATATATTTCAAAGATACATATATTATTAATTAACACGAAGTCCATCATTAGATTATTCTTAATATAATAAAAGACGCGTGTGTATGTGGAAATAAAATAATCATATGATTATTTTATTTTGAACTAGAGACGATAAAAAGAGATTTAAGTTCTATAATTATATTATAGAGCGTCTCAATCAAAATAACAGGAAACAGGTGTTTGTTTTAAAAAAGATAACAGGTTGAGTTGCTGTATGTTTCCTTTAAGAATGACAATATCATAAACCATTTAAAAATTTAAATAAGTATTTTTGAAGTATTGCTGTTAGGTTTTTATTCCCATTCTTATATATATATAACACGTTATTGTTAAGTAGTTTTTACTATAATATTAGGCATGGCACGCGATTTGAGGGTCCATACCCTTAGGCGCATATGATTTGTTAAAAGGATTACATAATTGTGAATTAGTACCGAAACGGTTATAGTAATCATTGGCTTTAACTAAAGATATATTCCATTTATTAATATCTTGGTTGAATGATTTTGCGTTATAGAACATATAACTCATATCTGTTACTTTACTAGTATTCCAACTTCCTATATTTTGATTGAATGTATATGTAAACCCGAACATACCATACATCTGTTCGACCTTACTAGTATTCCAACTTCCTATATTTTGATTGAACGAAGCCTTGCTGAACAAAGAATACATATATTGTACTTCACTCGTGTCCCACGATTCTATTCGTCCATATGCTTTAATTGCTTGTGATTTATTTGATGTATATAAGCTCACCGCTGCTTGTATATTACCATCTGTTATAGCTTTAACATTATTATATCCAATAATTATATTTGTTCCCGATATGGTTAAACTATTAATGCGAGTTATTGGTGGCATTATAATATATACATATATTTTAATTCGATGAGAATTATTATTAATTAACGAATTTTAATTTATAACCCGATGGTAATCCGCCAAGACCAGAAAGCATTGCCCTCATTAGATTATTCTTAATATAATTATTCTGTACTCTTTCGTTAAAATATGCGACATGAACCCCCTTACTATTTACGATTTTATATCTAGGGCAGAAAATTCTATTGTTTGTTACAAAATGAATATGTAGTTTTAGTGTCTTATTAATTCTAACGGCGGCGGTTAGAATCTTAGTAAAATGCGACGCACTATATGTAATAAAGTAAAATAAATCTGCTTTATCATTAAACGAAATACATTTTGATTTATTTTTCAAGTCATTCGGGTCACTAAAGTTATTTAACTTACAATCCCACGGAATTACACTAGCACAACCAACTCTAATATTTGCTCTAAAACTCATTGCTACTTTTAATAATTGCGCGAAGTTAATAATTTTATTTCTCAATTCCGCATCATTGAGAAGATATTCTTCGAGTGCCTTAGGTCTATTGAGATACGATGTTAGTTTATTAGGAATTATATTTGTGTCATTTGATAGTGCCTTTTGAATATTAAAAATAGCAGAAGACATTAATATATATTATATATATATATTATTATTATTAATAATATCTATTAATAATATCTATAAATAATATCTATAAATAAAGTTGAAATTATATTCTAAACGCACACGATTAGTTTTTTGTTATACTTTTATAACAAAATAAATATACCTTTACAATGTATATACTATGACATATCCTATGACATATCCTATGCCATATCCTATGACATATTCTCTTATAATACACGGAGGGGCAGGGAAAGGATCTAAATCCTTTTTTAATAAAATTAAAAAGAAAGACCCCGCATTTAGAAACTTAGAGGACCAATATAAATCCGCATTACATAATATTACGAAGATTGGTGAGGATATGTTAAAAGATGGAAATAAAGCACTTGATGTTGTGGAGGTATGTTGTTCTTATCTAGAAGATAATGAATTATTTAATGCGGGTGTTGGCGCGTCTAAAGACATAGAGGGCAATATAACACACGAGGCAACCATTGTTGATGGTAAAACACTAAATTTTGGGAGCGTATGTGATTGTAATATTATAACTAATCCAATTAAATTTGCTAAACTTTTATTACCACACTCGCTAACATTATGTGGTAATAAAAATATTAGAAAACAATTGAATAACAAACATTTGAATAACAAACAAAGTAGTCCTAAAACTAACATAAAACAAACGACGATGAAGCACTTTAATTCGGTATTCCGTGATAAATTAAGCAAGCTAACTCAAGAATTAGATACCTGTGGAGTGGTTGCGATGGATAGGTATGGTAATATTGCGAGTGGTTCTTCAACTGGTGGTTTGACGAATAGACCAGTCGGTCGTATTGGAGATACACATATAAATGGTATATCAACTATAGCAGATAATAATTTATGTGGTATATGTGTATCTGGGTGTGGCGAAGAGATAATTAAACACCACGTTGCTAGTAATGTATTTTATCAAATGAAATATGGAAATGTTTCATTAAAATCGGCAATAAATAAAGTTCTAAAAGAATGTAATAATTGTGGTATTGTTGGTATAGATAAATCAGGCAGTATATATCATAATAAAAACACAGAAAGAATGTATATCGGAAAATGTTCTAATAAAACGGATATTAGTGTTGAAATATGGTGATGGTGCTAACATAAATTACAATATTTTACAGGAGGGGTAGACGGCAATGTTTTCGACAAGACTATAGAATTGTCCTTTATATTTCTTAAATCACTTTTTAAGAAATTAGTACATAATGTTTCGAATAACCTATCTATATTTGTATTTTCTTTAGCACTTATTTCTAGATAACTTGTTCCTAATTCATCTGCTAAATCTCTCAATTCGTAAATAGAAACTTCAACATAATCTACATCTATTTTATTACCAATTATATATATAAGAGAGCTGTCTATATTAAGATTCTGAATTTGTTTATACCAATTTCTAACATTTTCGAATGTGTGTCTATCGCTAACATCATAACATATAATAACTATATCAATTGTTTTATAATATGCGTCTACTATGCTTCTATATCTAGAATTTCCGGATGTATCCCATATATGAAATTTAAGATGAATATCGTCTATATTATATGTTTTTGAATAAAAATCAATACCGATTGTTGGCATTGTGGTATTATCAAACTCTTCATTGCTTAATCTTCTAATAATATTACTTTTTCCTACATTTTGGTCTCCAATTAAAATTGTTTTTAATGTATATTTTAATTTCATATAAAATATATATTTTATAAATAATATATATTTTATATATTTTATATATTTTATAAATTTTATAAATATTATAAATTTTATAAATATTATTTATAAATAATCTAATAAAACAAGAATAATTACCTTCCGATAACTCCCATAATTGGAATATCACGCATATCAGTTGCTAAGTAATTCTTAATAATCATAAATACAAGAACTGCCATAACAGTTACAATAATGGCAAACGCAAGATGTGCGATGCTGGCATCCTGTTTTACAGTGATGAAATTTTTAATAAGTGCTCTAACTAAATCAACCCAAGCCAATGCGGCAGTTAGGGAGAAACCAAGCATAATATATGTCATTGCAAGAGTCCAACTATTGTTGGCAAAACTTTTAATACCACCTTCTGGGTCAGAAAAATGTTCGGCTCCTTCTTCGCCATCTACGTGAGGCTGATGTTGCTGTTGCTGTTGCTGTTCCATATGTTCGATATTCATTTTATAATATATACAAGAAAATAATTTTAATGATTTATAACAATTAGAATGATTTTCTAGTATAAGAAAAAAAGAATTTATTTTTTTGTTCTATCTTTCTTATTCTTTTCAGATTCTCTAACAAGACAATTCGACCGGACAAGTTTCTCCAACTCAGACCTAGTCGTAGACGATTTCGGTATTTCGACCTTCTTCGCACCGAGTGCCTTTTTCATATCAGCGATAGTAGCATCAATATCCTTCTTAGTATCAGTTGTCTTTTTCTTAGTTTCTGCCTTTTTCGTAGCGTCTGCCTTTTTCTCAGCGTCTGCCTTTTTCTCAGCGTCTGCGTTGACCTTCTTTTTAGGTTTCTCCCCAAACAGAATGCCTTTCTTAGCAAGTTTTTTAACCACGTCGTCTAGTAGTTCGCTCTTTTTCAACGTTGCCACCAAATCAGTAACTGATTTAACAGCCATATCAACTTGGGTTTCTTCACGAGTAGGCATCTTTTGAACTAAGATAATTGTATATTCTATTAATAATTATTATTCAATTTTATTTTGGCTTATTAGGGTCTATCCCCGTTACCCCTTTTCTTAAACCTGTAAATATCTTTGTAGGCCGATCGAATGGTGTATCTGATACCTTCTCACTATGCCCAAACGTCTTCCGATTTGTTTCGCCATATAGAATCTTATGAGTGACGTCTCCATCAATATTACTAAGATACATCGCCCATCTGACGAGTGGCATTCCTATTAAATCCCAACTTTTTTTAGTCTCACGCCCATTTTTATCAAATGTATTACCATTTGAACCAGTATTATACGTAGAACCAAACCATAGACGTTGAATAACAAGAAGGGTTATAAATATCTCGGGACGTATAAACCATAATAGTATATTAAATCCGGATAATATAACGATAATATTAATTATAATAATAGCCATTATATTTTTGTAAGAATCGTGTTTGACATCTATTGGTTTAAAATTCTCTAAGGTCTTTTTAATCTTATCTAAATCTGTTAGTAGTGATGGTATTTTTGATTTATTGTTAGAGTCAGTTGGAGTTAATTTACTTATACATTCTCTAAGACTTTTAAGCTTACCCTTGCAATTATCAGATTTCTTACTAAATACTCTTAATATAGACATACATATCACATACGCAAATAATAAAGCTAATATTATAAATGTCATTGGTACACCAATTTGGGCAATATAACAATTCTTTTCAAATGGGTTTTCAGAAGATGGATTATCTGGACAATCGAGATGAGTTAATATTATTATAAGCAGTATATAATATATGATTAAACCAATTATAGAAACTAGAAGCCAAATTGGTTTTTTAAACATAATTGATACAACGGTTGTAAAAAGTAAAACCAGCGCCCACGCCCCATACTTAATATTGTGTGGTTCATTTAATGTAAATGTTAATCCATATATTTGGACAGCATATAATCCTATTATTAAACTCGTAATACAAAATGCTACTATCGGACCACCATAGTAGCCCCCCGATGTGCTAAAAATATTAAATAAATTAGTAATAATTGTCTCCGCACTATTCGTATTACCAAATAAATTATATAGAATTTTACCTAATATTATAATACCAGTAAATAAACAACAAATCGTTAAAAATAATTTAGTCCAGCGTGGCGAGGATATATAACCACTATTATTTGAAATATATTTCCACGTAAAAAGAGCAAAGACAGAACTTCCCCAAGTATTATTTATCTTATATACCATCTTAATATATATTATATATTTATATATTAAGATTACTTTTGCAATTTAAGAATCAGTATTACAAAAATCATTTATTATATTAGTTAACGATGTTTTATCCGATTCCGAATGGCAATTATATGAAAAAGAACAAAATGAATTTGTAGTTTTAACTTTAATGTTTGGATTTGGCGAATCTCTATTTATTATAAGTTGTTTTATATCCTTCATATTTTTATAATCACTTAATTTTGTTTCATCACACTTCGCGCTATCTGTATTACAGTGTTGTAGTTTATATATTTCCCCTCCTATTATAAACCACGATATACAATATAACATGCCAAACCATATATAAGATATCTCGTCTGAATATTTAAAATGACTTGGTGTTGTGGCTGATGGTTTAGAAGGAAAAACCCCTAGATAATAAAGAATAAATAATAATATAGATGCCCCAATAATAGATCCTAGAATCGCAGATGCATCGGTAATAATTTTTTTCTTATCTGTTATATCGTTATTTGTTATATTATTAGAATCTTCTATGTTAGATTCTAATTCTGATATTTTACTATTAGTAGTTATAATCCAAACAAATAGCCCAATCACTACCAAACTTATTATACCTATTCCTATCTTTATTTTAGTATCCATTATACTTAAATGCAACTTATTTATTTTGGCATTTATTCATCTTCGGTTCCTTGTGGCATATCCCCATAATCAAATCCAGAGTCCAATGAATCCTCCGTTGTTTCAGTATGTGGTATGACAATTTCGTCATAATTATCTTCTGCTACATCGCCTTCTTCTTCGCCTTCTTCTACATATTCGCCAAAAATTTCCGGGATATTTTCTTCCGATTTCGAAACAGAAGAATCATTACTTGTGTCATCAGTATTCTCTTTTTTTCTAGTATTTATAATACCCGTCTCCTTATTAATTTCATCAAAAACATCTAGAATAAACAATGATATAACTCTCTTGGTTTCATCAACATCCTTAGCATCCCCCGTTGCCGTTTTATAAAAATCTAGTAAATTCGTCGCCAATATATTAAGTAAAGTATTTATTGCGTCTTCTGCTGTGTATTTACTTTTTTCTATAATAGTTTCATATTTATCATCATATTTGTCAGGTGTATAACATATATCTTTAACCTCTGCGCTGGTAACACTAAAGGAAAGTTTATTAAATATCTCATTATTTTTAATACCATAATCAACTAGTTGTTTGTTATCATTCTGTAGAATATCTAGTATATCGTCCATCTTATCATATATCTTCTCATAATCTGGGTTATCATATAAACTATGACTTTGAGGAACAAATTGATTATTTTTACACATCGATACATATTTACGGAAATATTGATTTATATATTTCTTTAGTAGTTGTATTCTTTTACTATTACGTTGTTCTTCATTTATAATACGATCTTTATCGTTTTTAATCTTGGTTTTATCAAATATAATATTATAATTTCCTAGATTAACAACATATTCTATATTTATTTCATCTTTCTTATGATTATATTTATCTAGGGTTTTAAATAATGCCGTTATATTAGTTATAGCATTATCACCGAAATCATCTATTATTTCAATATTTTGTAATATTTCAACATTGACATCACTTCTAATAGTTTTCAATCCAATATGTTCGTTTAATTTCTCGAAATCCTTATAAGAATAAGACTTATTTATTATATTTTTCCGAGTCATATTACATTTCGTACATTTCATTATATTACCATGTCCAATGTAATTATGTTCATCTCCTATAAATTGACCCTCATAACAATAATATAAAAACTTATCTTGAATAATATTATCATTCGTTTCTTCGACTTTATATGTAAATATAGGAGTCCCATTATACCGGGTTACAATATCATTGTTAAATCTACTATAGAACCCATTTAATAATATTAGATATTGATAATTATACATAGTATGTGCTTTAACAATTAGTTTTTCTATATTAGTATAGTGTTTCTTAATACCAGTATAGTAATCAGTCCTCTTCGTCATATAACAACAACTTGTCTCGGTTAAACCACTTTCAATAGGTGGTTGTTTATTTATATAATCATATACCAATTTGGCTAGTTCTTTCCCTGTATTTACGACAGCTATTCTATAATCTCCAATTATTTTATCTTGTTTCTTAAGTGCTTCTGGGAAATTATCTGGAATAGTTATAGATTCGTCAAATTCAAAATTATTAACGGATTTTACAATACTAACTTTTTCTTTTATTTTATCTAAGTAATCCTGTTTTCTATATAACATTTTTCTAATATTTTTATCATTCTTAAATGTTTGGTATTTTTTCATTATAATATTTTTTATATAAATCGTTGTATCGTCCTTATCCTTTTTATGGAAATAATCAAAGAATAATTTCATTGCTATAAGGATACAACTCAGATATTCGAACCCCTTATCATCTTCAATTCCCGTATAAGCACACGCAGATGTGGGATTTGTAATTGAATATTCTGGTATAGCACTTTGTAATGTTATAAGAATACGGGCTGATATAATAGATAGTTTATTTACGATTATATATTTCTTATAAGATTTATTGAATCTTTCTTTATCTCCTAGTAATTTTCTGATTTTCTCTGTATCCCACCCCTTCTCTTTTAATTTTTTAATTTCTGATAATTTATATTTATTTTCTGACAATAAATCCATTATTTTACCGAGACAATCTATATTAATATTAAGAATATCTTCCTCATTTAATTTTACACCAATATTATTTGTTATATCACATATATATTTACAAATCTCTACTGATTTATTAACATTTTGTAAAGATGTTATACCCTTATGTCCTAATTTTTCTTTAAACGCATTAGATGTACAATCCAATTTAGCATCTTGTTTATTTATAAAATACTGATTTTCGTCGATTATATCAGTCCAAATCGACCGAGACTGGGTTAAAGCACCTGTCGCATCTTTATCACCTTGAAATTCATCAAATTCAATCGTTCCAAGTGCTTTACTACATACCTTACAAGTGTGAATATTTTGTGTTTCGTGTCCTTCGTCGCTATATAATCCATATAATTCATTTAAAGCAATCTCTCTCTCATCTGAATTTGTTTCTGTATTTGACATTTTAGATAATTTATATATATATTTCCAATGACCGCATATTATTAACTTTTTATATGTTTTGGAATATATATTATTATTAATTAATATGCCATCTCTATCAATTAATTCATATATGTAAGAACTACGTTCATTAACATTTTCAATATTAAATATTAAATTCAATAATTTATCATATTCATTCGCGTTATTATGAATATTCGAATTATTACTTGATGTATTGCTATTATCTATATATTTTTTAAGAAGTCCCTCATTATTATTATTATTAATAGATTCATTATTATCGGTGTCATCTTTATTCTCTGATTTATTATTCTCTGATTTATTATTCTCTGATTTATTATTCTCTGATTCCTTATTCTCTGATTTATTATTCTCTGATTTATTATTCTCTGATTTATTATTCTCTGATTTATTATTCTCTGATTTATTATTCTCTGATTTATTATTCTCTGATTCCTTATTCTTTGATTCCTTATTCTCTGCCTCTTCATTCTTTGCCTCTTCATTCTTTGCCTCTTCCTTATTCTTCTTTGATTCCTTATTTTTCTCTCCTTTATCTTTATTCTCTCCTTCATCTTTATTCTTTGCTTCATCTTTATTCTTTGCCTCCTTATTATTCTCTGATTCCTTATTATTCTCTACTTCCTCTTTATCCCCATCCTTATTATTCTCTGCTTCCTCTTTAACCCCGCCATTTGCTTCGTATATTTCGTGTATGTTTTTAAATCTATTAATAAATGCTTTAGATTGTTCTATTTTAAGATTTATAATTTTCTTAAAATTATCATTGGTTACTAAATCTAATAACAACTCTGTGTCTTTCTTATTTTCTTCAAGTAGAGTCTTCCTTTCATCCAAACGATTTAATTTCTTATTTTTACACTGATTTGATAAAAATATACAATGTAATTTAGATAAATCTATTTTATCAATATCAATATTATCATAGTTACATATATTTGCTATACTATCGTAATTAACAGGTGTATTATCTTTTATCCACTCAGACCCATTATATATATATAATGATTTACCAGATTCATCTACTACTAATGCCTTTTTATTCGAGTCTTCGTCGGCTGTATCTTTTTTTAATTCATCAAGACTTGTATAAGTTGGATATATAGTATGTTTATATATATCACACGGATCAGACTCTGTATATTTCACTATCTTTTTTTCCTTTTCATATTCGCCGTTAATAATGCTTAAATCTTTATTAATTGTTTTAATTTGTTCTTTTAAATCACTGATTTTATAAGAAGCTAGTTTCGAATCATATATCTTGGATATAACTATATCATAATATAATTGTCCGGAATCGGGTGTTTTTAATACCCAATTAAAACGTTGGTCAATCGTATCAAATTGACTTTTTAACAATGGATACTTACCATAATAAGAAACTATATCAGCATTAGTTATAAATTCAGTCTTATAAAGGTCTGTGTCTTTATTATTAAAGATTTTTGTTGTTTCGTTGGTGTCTTTGATGATAGATTGTTTATTTGATTTGCCAATGGCGTTTAACAGAACCTTTTTAAATATATCGACTTCTTTTATATTTAGATCATTAAACTGAAATCCATATTTCTTAATATGTTTGTTGATATCGTCTATATATTTAATATCAAGTTTATTTATATTCATTTCATTAATAATATCAAAATAGCTAGGTATAATATGTTTTAACACTTGGACATATTCATTTTCGGTTATAGTATTACCTAATAAATATACGTCTCCAACTAATCTATTTTTACTTTCATTTATAATCTTTTTTTCATGTTGTAGTTTAAATGTATGTCCGACTTTTACGATATTAGTTATTCTGTATGATAATTTTAGAGAACTATATAGAACTCCTTTATCTCCATCTGTTCCTTTAATCCCAGTTGATATAGTTAGTTTATTATTATCTATTATTTCTGATATTTGATATGTATTATTAATAGGTGGAACTGAGTTAGAATCTTCAATGTATATATATTCATCCTTAATTAGTCCGTGATTTGTACAAGTTATAATTGTTTTCTCTCCAACTTCGATTTTTGTTATATCCCCTATTTTACCAAATCTATGAGAACTATCATTGCTATTCAGAACATCATATATATTCTCTGAAATAATAGGAAGTTTAAAGAATCCTACTATATTAATTTCTTCCCCTAGATGAACATTTATTTCTTCGATATTATCATTTGTTTCTTCTGCTGGATTATATAAACTATAATAATACCCGGATAGACCACGTCTTAATTCCCAGTTAAGACCATCTATATTATGGTGTCTTAATAATTTAGAATCTTCGTTAATATATGTTTTATAACCGGGTTTATCTTCTATTCTAAAAGAAGCAATTAGTTTATATAATTCGGATACATATATATTATAATTACTCTTAGTTGTTTGATGTATCTTCTGTAATTTGTCCCATTTAAGGTCTTCTTCTAATTTATTAAGTTTCTTAATCTGTGATTTGAAGTCTTCTATAGTAATATCATTATTCATATTTGCGGGTTGTATATCAGATGACGAATTAGATAATGATGCTTCCTCTGATTTTTTATATGTTATTTTAATATCTGATACTATTGGAATCATAAAATATTGATTAAACTTATTATTTGCGTAATTTTCAATAATAGCATTATTATTATATTTGTTCTTTAATACTTTAACCCCTCTGTTTTTTAATTCAATTATCTTAGTTGCCTCATCAAACACTATATCTTGAATATATTTTGCACTTTGTTTATAAAGTGGATAATCAGATAGTAATTGATTTTGTAAATCATTTAAATATACTTCATTCTCTATATTATTGTCTATCGTGTCAAAACTAATCTTTTCTTTTATTACAATATCATCATTGCTTTCAAAGATATCAATATTTGAATCAAAACTAATACTATCATTTAAATCTATGACTTCTTCATTATTATCGTTTTCATTATCGTCACTCTTTGTGGTTTCTTTTTTTGATTTAGTTTTTTTATTCTTATCTTCATCTGTTTCACTATCTTCATTAGTATCACTATCTTCATTAGTATCATTCTTATCTTCATTATCTTCATTATCTTCATTCTCTTCATTAGTATCATTCTTTTCTTCATCTGTTTCACTATTTTCATCTGTTTCGGGTAATTGAATTTCTTCTTCTGAGTTGGAATCTGCGTGTTCCTCTGGTGTATTTGTTTTTTCTAGACTTGTTGGCATTAATATATATTATATATTTTTAATATATAAATTTTAATATAAATTTATATTTTACACACTCGAACTAATATCAAAAAATCGATATACGGAAATATTTGGATTGTAATCGTAGCAATTGATTCGCCTTATTTAAAGAAATAAAGATATATTTATATAATGAACCAAGTAGTAGATACAGATATTATTACAAGTGTAGAAGAATTTCTACACAAAGCAAACATTAACACTCGGTTGAGTGGGATTTGTGCTTTAACAATTCAATTAGACAGGTCTTCGTTGACGGGGACTTTTATTTTTGATTATGACAATATGGTTATGCTTAACCACTATCCGGATAGATATAGTAGAAGTCCAATTCAACCTATTTATAAAACATTTAACGGCAATAATTGGACCATTAATTTGGTGACCAAATTACAACCAATCGTATCTGATGGTGGTAAATCAGATATAATGGAATGCGAAGAATGTTATCCATTTTGTTGTAATAATTGTGTAAAGCAATATAAGTTATTGCCCCCTCAATGGGAATCTATCTTTACGAATTTTAAAAATAGGAACGGAACAAGTAGATATATTTTTAGAGTAGTAAAGAAAATTCAATCTGGAGATATGGAATATCTTAAATATTTTAGGTTGGAAAATAATGAGATTAATGAGATTACACCATCTGAAACAGAACATAAGATTAATACTTTCAAGATATATAAATGCGATACACACAATACATATTATGGTGTGAATTTGTTAGGTGATGTCGGAACGTATAATCAACACCATGCCAAATTACAGAATGAAACTGAATTTGGGCATCAACTTCTTACGAAAATGGCTGAATAATGTAAGATATCATATAAGAACTGACGGGTGTTTATCGCTAAACTACTTAAACATTTTTTGATATATATAATATAGTTTATATACAATGGAATTCAATCAAATTATTAAAGATAAAACATATGGGGAAGTTAAAACACTGCTAAATTCCGCCCCATACTCTCTTAATGTACAAGAAGATAAAGAAATGAATGTTTATATGGTGAAATATGGTAAAGATGACATTATCGATGACATTATCACTGAAAATGATGTCACTTCAAAATGTAGAGGTATTATTCTAGAAAAGGATACTAATAAAGTCCTGTGTTATTCATTTAACCGCAAAGAAATCCCCACTAATACTGAAGAATTTCTACAAAATAATTGGACTAATCTAAGGTTCGAAGAAGCAATTGATGGATCACAGGTAAGAATTTATTATCACAATGATGTGTGGAATGTTACAACAACTCGATGTATTCGTGCTGGAAATGCGTTCTGGTATAGTACTAAATCATTTGAAACACTTTTTAGAGAATGTTATGATTTGGATTACGATGCTCTGAATCAAAACTATTGTTATAGTTTTGTTATTAGACATAGTGAAAATAGAATTGTTGCTAAATATGAGGACAACAGCCTCGTTCATGTGTTGACTCGTGATATGACAACTCCGAACTATGATATTGTGGAGTGTGACATTGGTGTTATGAAACCCCCTGTTATTTCAGTTGAAAGTGTAGACGCGCTACTTGAAATGGTGAAGTCGTCAACTCGAACAGATATTGAAGGTGTGTTTATTTGGCACGGGGATAAGCACTTTAAACTAAGATTTGATGCTTATAATAATATTAAACGTCTAAGAAATAATACACGGGACCTATTCTTTGAATATGTAGAAAATAAGATTGCGGGACAAGTAGACGAATATAAGACTTCATTTAGTGAATATCAGTATGATATTGATTATTATGAATCAATTCTAAAGGACCTTGTTAATAAGATTCACAGACTATATATGGAGGTTCACGTAGAAAAGACTCGTATTATTAAGATTGTTGATAAGTCATTTCATAGACATCTGTACAATCTACACGGAAAATATATTAAGGAACGGATTAAAATTACGAAAGATGTAGTTACTAATTTCTTGCTATCACTAGATGCTAAACAGATTATGCATCTTATCAATATTCATTATAGACGCATTCCCGAAGTAGTTCCTGACGTAGTTCCTGACGTAGTTCCTGACGCAGTTCCTGACGTAGTTCCTGACGTAGTTCCTGACGTAGTTCCTGACGTAGTTCCTGACGTAGTTCCCGAATAGATATTGATAATATCTCACTTTTATTTTACAATTATACCAGCATTATAATATTATAATAATATATATTATATGTCTCAAAAAGTATTATCTGATAAATATATCAAGATAATCGAATATTTCTTAGAATATTCAAATCATTTATCATTATTTATAGCATATGTTATTATATTAGTAGGAATAGTAGAGGGTGTTATTTTTTTAATAAAGAATGCGGTAAACCCACCTAATGTTATTAAAACATTAGATCATCGAACAAATAATATTATAGAAACAAGGATTAAAGTATTAAATTCTATTAATTTAGGTCTTGTTTTTATAATTGCGGGTGATATAATAAAGAGTATATATATGCCTGATATTATTAATATAATAAAAGTTATTACTATAATATGTATAAGAGAGGTCTTATCATTATTTACAAATAATGAAATAGAAAAATTAAATAAGTTAAAAAATATGACTAAATTAGATGATTCGGTAGAGTCGTAATAGAATATATATTCTATATTCTATATTATAATATATAATATATTATATGGGTGTAAATAATTCAAATGGGATATTAAAACAAAATAATAACCCTGTAAATATTACCAAGCCAACTAAAATTAAAACTAGTAAAACTACAAATACCAACACTAGTAATATCAATACTGGTAAAATTAAAACTAGTAAAATTAAAACTAGTAAAATTAAAACTAGTAAAATTAAAACTAGTAAAAATAATATTAGTAATACCAATACTACAAATACCAACACTACTAAAAATAACACTGGTAATGTCAACACTGGTAATGTCAACACTGGTAATGCCAAAACTACTAAAAATAATACTGGTAATGTCAAACGTAATATTAATTTAGACAAAGCCGATTTATATAAACAAATTGGTATTTTAGACCCAATGGGTGAAAATCCAAATCCATTAACAGGTGAACCATATTCTGATAATTATAAAACTAGGGCGAAAGGATGGGTTCAATTACCAATGTATGAGAAAAGTAAAGAAGCGATTGAAGCATTATATAAACATCAGTGTTTATTAATTATATCAGGAACAGGGAGTGGTAAGACGGTGTTGAGTCCTAAATATTTATTACATACTATGAATTATAATGGAAAAATTGCTATAACAAACCCCAAACGAATTCCCAGTAAAGAAAATGCCGTATGGGCTGCTGAATTACTTGATGTAAAACTCGGTGAATCAGTTGGTGTAAACTATAAAGGAAGTGATTCAAAACATTATAGTTCTGAAAAAAGTAAATTGGTATATTGTACTGATGGATTGGTGTTACAACAATTATATAATGACCCGATGTTAATGATGTTTGATGCTGTTATTATAGATGAAGCACATGAACGAAAGGTTAATATTGATATATTGTTATTATTGTTAAGGGACTTATTATTAAAACGACCCGAATTTAAGTTAATAATTATGAGTGCGACAATTAACGAGACAATTTTTAGTAATTATTTTCCAACTAAAAAATACAATTTTGGTATATTCGACGCGGGAAGTAAACCAAATTTCGCAATTAAAGAGATTTTCCTAGATGACCGAACCCCACCTAGACCAAGTTGTAATGTTTTTAATAATGGACAATTGGATGATCGTAATAAACCACCTAAATTTATTCAAGAGTCTGTTGCGTGTATTATAGAAATTATGGATAATACACCCGAAGGTGATATATTAGTATTTGTAACAGGTAAGGGTGAGGCTGATGCTGGATGTATTCTATTAAAAAGTGAATTATCAAAACATAATTCAAATTTAAGTAAGAAGGGGAACAAGATAAATAGAGAAAAGACTTTATTATGTGATATATTACACGCCCATACACCAGAAGATGTTAAGACTTTATTAGTAAAGGGTGATATATATAAACAAGAAAGCCACAAAGTTAGTAAATTAAAATATACAAGGAAAGTTATATTTGCCAATGAAGTTGCCGAATCGTCAATTACTATAGATGGTGTGGATTTTGTTATAGATACTGGTTTTGCTAATCGAATGATATATTATTCTGATAAGAATATGAATTCATTAGAGAAGAGATATGTATCCAAAGCGTCGCATCGTCAAAGAATGGGTAGAACTGGTCGAACAAAACCCGGAACCTGTTATAATATTTTTACTAAAAATGAATATGAAACATTATTTCCCGAGTTCGATAAAGCCCCTATATATTCCGAAGATAATTCTGTAAGTATTATGAGATTTCTAGCAATGACAGACCGAATATCTCACATTAAATTCCCATTCTCATACGAACCAAAGGTTAATGCTAAAATAAATAAGAATATTAAAAATTATGAGAAGACGGGTGGTATGTTTAATGTATTAAATGTATTAAACAATATAAATACAGCTCGTTCTATTCCACCCGGTAATATTCCACCAAACAATAAACCCATTTCTAAATCGACCAAAATAAATAAAATAAATAAAATAAATACAGCAAATATAACAAATAAAATAAATAAAATAAATACAACAAATAAAATAAATACAGCAAATACACCAAATACAACAAATACAAAAAAAGTATCACTTGCTAAATATTTAAGCGATTTAATTGAACCCCCTGAAGAAAAAGATGTTATAAGAATATTAGATAGATTATATGCGTTGGGCGCATATGATATTAAGGAAGATTCGAATGGTTATATTAATGAATTGGGTATTGAAATGGCATCTTTTCAGGTTATACCAGAATATGCCAAGATGTTAATAGCAGGATTCAAATATGATTGTAAAGATGAAATATGTCAGTTACTTGCCCTTATGGAATTAACACAACTACAATTTCAGCAATTATTTAGAGAACCTCGTCCTAAGAAAAAAAATGAGGCAGAGGCTACCAAATTAAAGAAGGAATTTAATTTGGCAAAAAGCAAATTCAAATCATCAGGAGGCGATCATATAAGTCTATTGAAAATATACAAAGAATTCGCTAAGAGAAGATATGCCAATACATTAGTTACTGGAGGTGGTAATAATAATACTCCAAATAATAATGCCAAGAACAACAATAAGCGCATTAATAATATAACCCCTAATAAAGCTAAAGCGTGGTGTGCTGAAAATTTTCTTGATTATAAAACACTAGACAGAGTTAAATTTCAAAGTAAAGATATGTCTTTCCGACTTAAACCATATAAGATGTTTCCTATAAAAGACAATCCGGCTTTTTTCGGCAATAATTCTTCACCAACTACTAAATGGGAGGACAATGTAATGAAATGTATATATGAAGGATTATATGTTAATTTGGCAAGTAGCGCAGGTAAGTCATATAAAACCTGTTTCCCCGATGTTCAGAGTGTTTCTAGCATAGCAAGAGATTCGTTATATAATTTATCTAGTGCTCCTTCGAAATATATATTATTCACAGAGTTTAAGAGTATATTTACAAGACCAGCGCTTAGTATGATTGCGAGAGTTTCACCTAAATTAATTGAAGATATGAAGACTAAATTTAAAGTATCAGTTGTTGACAAATGCGGTAAATCAGAGAATTACAAACGTCCTAATAAATTCGCACATAATCCTCATTCAAAACACTCTCATAGTAAGAAACACTCTAGAGGTAAGAAACAATCATATGGTAAGAAACACTCTCATAGTAAGAAACAATCATATGGTAAGAAACAATCATATGGTAAGAAACAATCTAGAGGTAAGAAACAATCTAGAGGTAAGAAATAAGATTTTAGAACAATCTACGATTCTGGTTTGGTCTACCCGGTGATTTACCTAAGACTTTATTATGTATAGTATTATGACTTGGTATTTCTGGTACTAATTCACTATGACATTTTCTACATACGCTCATATGTTTATCGTTTGAATCATAAGCATAATTACTACAATCGTATCTCATATTACAATTATAACATTTAAGAAATGGTGGCGCAACATCTCGGGCATAATTTGGATTATTAAGTGATTTTGGATTAGTTGTAAAATACGACGGATCATTTGGATCTATTTCGGTTGAAAATCTTTCTTTTTTATCTTTAAAATGTAGGAAAGCAATTACACATACTAAGACGACGCATATTATTATAACTGGGTCAGGTTTCATTATATTATAATAGATATTATAATATATGTATAAAGTTGATAAACATTTATATTTGTCTAATATAAATTCCGCATATGATTATAATCTAATGAAACAGCATAACATTAGATATGCGGTTGATTGTACTCATGATCCATATGATTTTAATTTATTATATAAGTTCTATAAAAAAAGTGATTCTTATAAATGTAATATTATAAAATATCCATCATATGACCCTCATCGACCAGATGATATTAAATTTATAAAAAGGACGATTAAAGATATACTAAATCGTTTAGATAATTATATGAAGGGTGGTAATAATGTTCTAATATATTGTCATAAAGGACAACATAGAAGTGTTGCTCTATGTATATTATATCTAATGTATAAATATGATATAGATTTCATAACTTCCTATAAAATAATGAAACATATATATAGTGATATATTTAGTCATGTAGGGCGAAGCACTATAGAATTATTACAATACTATAGTGATAATAGGAAATTATTAAGGATGTGATAAACATCTATCTATTTTTTACTACATATTGCTTTTATTCTACACGCATTCTTTTTAGGGGATAAATCACAACACATATTTAAAAATAAATCTAACTTCTTTGGTGGAACGTGATTAAACGCAGTGTCGAGCATATTATTTAATTTGTCGCATTGTTCTATAATAATCTGAAGATTGTCATTTCCACCAATGAAACTTTTATTATATAAAACTTGGGGGAATGATTGGTGTTTGTGTTTTTTCTTTAGTGTATTTTTCTGTTTTTCTGTTTTAACTACTATGTTTTTATGTTTTATCTTTCTGGATTTCATAGTATTTAATGCTTCCTGACAAAACATACAACCAGGAATGGTATATAATATAAACATCCTATATATTATATGTGTTTATTTTTTTTTGGTTTTCCTTTTAGTTGATTTCCTTTTAGTTGATTTCTTTTTAGTTGATTTCCTTTTGGTTATTGATTTCTTTTTAACTGGTTTCTTTTTAACTGGTTTCTTTTTAGTTAGTTTCTTTTTGATTGATTTCTTTTTGATTGATTTCTTTTTGGTTAGTTTCTTTTTGGTTAGTTTCTTTTTCTTTTTGTATCCACCTTTGGCGCGGAAGCGCTTGGCGGACGATTCTTCGGGTGGTTCATTACCCGGCCTCTTAGTTTTAATATTTTCTATTTCTTCGGTAACTATTTGTTGTTTTTGTTGTTTTGCTGTTTGCGAATTATTCGAAAATATTTTTTTAATCTTCGACATAAAACTGGTATTTACTTGTGATGTTGCTGGAGGTGTTGTATTTGCTGTAGTTGGTCCTGTATTTCCTTTATTTGGTACTTTATTTGGTACTGGATTTGGTACTGGATTTGGTACTGGATTTGGTACTGGATTTGGTACTGGATTTGGTACTGGATTTGGTACTGGATTTGGTACTTTATTTGGTACTGGATTTGGTCCTTTCTTTAATCCGTTATTTGGTACTTTATTTAATCCGTTATTTGGTACTTTATTTAATCCGTTATTTGGTACTTTCTTTAATCCGTTATTTGGTACTTTCTTTAATCCGTTATTTGGTTCATTATCACCCCCCCCACCCCTCATTAATACACCTTTAGAAACAACCTTACCTCTTTTATTATGTGTTAGATTACGTTTTGTTAATCCACCTGATGTTCGGTTAGCCGTTCCATTCATTACTTGTAATTTTGTTCCAATATTTAATTTTGTTCCAATATTTAATTTTGTTCCAATATTTAATTTTGTTCGAGTCATTATACTAATATAATAGATTTTTATTCAGTTATAATAAAATAATTCATTATATTATATATAATGGAGTTATACCAATTATTTGAATATATTCTATGGATAGTATATTTAGCAATATTTGTTTTGACTTGTTTTCTAATATACGAAACCACATCAAAAAAGAAGAAGTCTAAAGATTTTGAATCACCAAATTCTAGACCCCCGCGTGATTCCAATACTAGAGACGATTCCAATACTAGAGACGATTCCAATACTAGAGACGATTCCAATACTAGAGACGATTCCAATACTAGAGATGGTTCTAATACTAGAGATGATTCTAATACTAGAGATGATTCCAATACTAGAGATGATTCTAATACTAGAGATGATTCTATTCCAGACGCATACGATCATATTCCAGTTCAAGCTAAACATCAGAAAGATGATGAAAATAATATAGATTATGATAATATTCATAAACCAAATGATTTTTATCATTCTCACAAACATCGCCATTCTAAAAACACACCTAGTTATAATCCTGGTTCATCGCCATATGCACCCGGAAATAATCCAGACGAAAATCAAGAATGTATTAATTGCGAAACAGACCAGCTTGTAAATCTAGAAGAAGAACATAATGAAAATGTAGACAAGTGTGGTTGTAATAATGAAAATAGATGTGCCGCTTGTCCTAATTGTAAATGGTGTATATCCGGACCAGATGATGATGGAAAATGTATTCCAAAAGATCAGTTTCATGTTGGAGAATGTAAAAATACTGATGATTGGAGACCGGGTGGAAAAGGAGGTGGTGGACACGGGGGTAAAGGAGGTGGTGGGCGTGGTGGAGGTGGAGGTAAAGGAGGTGGTGGAGGACACGGAGGTAAAGGAGGTGGTGGGCGTGGTGGAGGTGGAGGTGGAGGTAAAGGAGGTGGTGGAGGAGACGGAGGTGGTAAGTGGAGGCGAGGAGGTGGAGGACACAGAGGAGGCGGAGGAGGACATGGAGGAGGTGGAGGAGGTAAAGGAGGGTTAGATGATAAACCAGGTGGAGGAGATGTTAGCACTCTTTCAAATTATAATCAATGTATAGATTGTGGTGCAAAGGGACAATGTGGTGCTTATAATATTGTTACAAAACGAATTGAATGTGTTCTTTGTAATGGAGGCGGTCCAATTAAAAAACCATTCACGATAAAGACATTTGTTCCATATGATCAATCAGACAAAACATTAAATTGTTTAAATACATGGGATGGGATACCACCAGCAGATAAAAATATTCAAACAACATTACAGGGATTTGGATGTAATGATAATACTAAACCTGACGCAACTAAAGGCTGTAATAAACACAAGTAAACCACATAAGCCATAAATTCACTTTCTAAAATAATAATTCCTCAATTTATTCATTTCAGAGTCTTTAATTAGCCGACTTGACATTTGATGAGGTGTTTTACCTTCTAATCTACTTAATACATAATATATAGAGTATATACCGCATTCTGATTTACCAAATTGATGTCTTCTATCGTTATATATCATCTCTGACTCATCCTTATTTTTATCAAATTTCGCTTTAATACTTTTCATAAATTTATGTATTAAATGAGGTGGTCTATCTCCCGCTGAATCAAAATAATCTATATAATGAAGAGGGTGTGTCATATCAATAAACATCGCAACCCAGTGAGAACCCGGTTCATTGTGTTTATCTAGATTAAATACTATTCCAATTTTAGTTATTTTATCTTTCTTAATATTAACGGGGTTCATACTAGACAATTCACACATAATGCCATTTGGACAATCAACGGGAACAGGTCCGAAGAAAATAAAGTCGGGGTGATGGTCTGCGTATTGATATAATACTTTTCCTATATCATAGTTACTTAACCATTCGTGTTTATTCTTCTTCATTTCGGCTGACATTTCCGGGCGAAATGTCTCATGATCTATTTCAGTTAAAACTTTACTAGGCATTTTCAAATCTTGTTTTAACCAACATTCATCCGTTTTACATTTATTAGAAAATGCTGATTTTAAATCCGTCCATAATTGGTCGAGTGTTCTATTTGTTGTTTTAATATGTTTATCTTTAGGCGCTGTTTTATTATAAGCCCTTGCGATTTTTAATAAAGATGTTTTATTAAAACAGGTCTTACATTTTTTGCCTTTTTTTTTACATTCTTTTGCGGCAGTCGGAGAACATACTTTCTTCATATACATTAAATAGATATTTTATAATTGATTTAGTGATATTTATACTTAATAACACCAAATATAAAAACAAGTATTTATATATAAATACATATAATGGAATATGATGTCCCTGAAGATTATCTTATATCAGATACAAGGAAATCAAGTGATTTCAGTGGGAAAACAATATCAAATTATAAAAAGAAGGATGTATTAGATGGATTACACGATTCAATAGTAAATCAGAAAATAGAGGATGCGTGTAGATGGTGTATAGAGTTGAATTGTTCTAATATGAATATAGATATTTGGGGTGAAATAATAATAATATATGCTAAAAATATTAATATTAATAATTTCCGTATATTAAAACAATTATATACTAAATATACTTATTATAAACATTTAGTTAAAGGCGTTGATAAAAAAAACATTATTCATACTAGAAATGTCCAAGAAGTAAGACATATGTTTGTATTTCTTATAACTCAGATATCATTATCTGCGAAGAATGATTTATTTTCAAAGAAAATCATACCCAAAGTTAAAGATGTTGATTTTCAAAGAGAAGGCTTACTCAAAAATATGAAATGCCAAAATTTGGATTTGATAATAGAACTAATTGATGACAAAGATATCAAGGAATTTAAAATAGCAATAAATGAAATAGCATATAATATCAGAGTGTCACAGAATTTTATAAGAACTATTTTCTGGTATCATTGGATTTGTAAATTATATACTCTTAAGAAAAAAGCTAAAATTCAATTAACTCTTAATAGTAGAAATATAAATGGAATAGAAGATAAATATAAGACAGACTGGATATGGTTATTATGGAAGACAATTTTAAATGAAACTTTAAAGAAAGAGAATAAACAATTGGGTGATAATGTAAAATATCTATATGTTTTATATAAAATTAATTACAAAACAAGTGAAATAAACAAACGACATTTCATAATATATATGGCATTATATATTATTATTAAATCGGTTAATTTAAATAAATGTCTAATAACAAAAGAGTATCTATCTATTCAATCAATGATGAATATAAATAAAATGTATCAGATAATAGATTATAATCTAACAAAAGAACATTGTAATAAACATAGTTTTATAGAAAAAGAAAATTATATACAGAAGATAAAACAAGATATGTATAATGAAGAACATCGGAAAAAAACAAATGTAACAAAAAAGAAAGAAAAAGATGATAAAAAAGATGAGAAAGAAGAATTCGAATCCTCTAATAAATTGTCTTATTTAAATGACCTCTTGTTTATTAAACAAGCGCCTAAACCAGTGAAAAAACCACAAGATGTTATTAAATACTTCAAACCAGATAAGGATGATAAAATAATTTATAAGAATATAGTATATTAATATGCCATCGATATATCCTACAATTATAGGAACACATTTAACAAGCAAAGTATTATCATTTATAAATGGAATAATAGCATTATCAATATTTGGGTTTGTATATTTGGTTGAATTATATTGTATATATTTAGATAGACATCACCAGCAACCCAATAGTACTGATAAAAAAGAATATACAAAATATTATGGAACTATTAGAGGAACAGCTATATATGGATTACATACATTTGGTGAGTTTTTAACGAGAAATATGTCATATAAAAATGATCAGTCTGATAATTATATTATTAAATTTATTAATCTACCAGTTATAAGATATTTATGGAAATTAATAATATCAACAATGATGTTAATTACAATGTTTTTTAAAAATATTGTTTTCAAAGTTATTTTTAATAAGATGGCATTAACAACGTTTTTTGCTATAATATTATACTTATATTATAGGTCATATATATTATATAATATTGAAATATTTAATGGAAAACACCCGGATATGTTATTAAATTTATTTTCAAGTACAATATACAAAACGGATACATCAAACACCCCATCATATACATTTATAGATAAACAAGAAGTGACAAGAGATTATACATTAAAAGACTATTATATAAATGCTGCCAAGACACCATATATTATAGGAGATGATAGGTCTATACCAACAACTAAATCTCTCCAATATGTTGTAAATGCTGGGGCGCGATATATGACATTTGATATATACGAGGATATAATATCAACCGGTGATATCGGGGAAAAAGACTATGATTCACAATATATCCCGAATGTAAGAAACCCATATATGTATAATAAAGATGATGGTGATTTATCTAGAAGTCGGGGAATTCCGTTTGATGAAATGATGAAAGCATTGGCTAATACGAAACCATTTAGTCAAAATCCAGATTATCCACTTATATTACATCTTAATTTTTGGAACCAAGATGATAAAAATATCATCAGACCGGGATTTACATATAAAGCAACATATAATACGATATATATAACACTCGCGACGTATTTTAAAGATAAACTGGGATTGAAAGGGTCAAATTATCACGGATATGGTGGGTTAAGTAATGTAGAAGGTAGTTTTAGTAATATAAAAATGTCTGAATGTAGAGGTCGATTATTATTGGTATCAAATGTTAATCCTCAGAATAATCAATTAATGGGAAATATATCAAAATATTTGAATGGCACTATCAATATGCCCATTCCACCTAAATTTATAGATAAAACATTAAAAGTAGGGTTAAACCCAGACCCAACATTCTTACCATATTCATATACACAAGACCTCTATAATAGTGGTGGAATTAGTGCAGGTAAAGATGGAACAACATTGACCGATTTTATCGATTTTAATAAAAAAGGAATTAGACTTGTAATACCAGATGATTGTATTGACCCCACGCTAACGCGCAAAATATTATTAAGACAAAATACATATAATCCACATATATTAGATTGTATGAATACAGGATGTCAAATAGTATTAATGAATTTTCAATATATGAACATAGATTTACAAAATAATCAACAAATATTCGATAAAACAAGTTTTATATTAAAACCCGATATATTACGAGATGACCCCCCGAAACCATGTACAAAAGCAATACAATCTACAGCGGTTAGTTTCGCGCCTAAATCAGTTGTATTAAAAGGAATACAGGATGACGCAATTACATTTTAATCTAAACAACCGCCCTATAGTATATAGATACTCCAGCAGTAGGACACGATCTAATAATTTTACATAAATCACCCGTTTTCATTCCATAATACTTTGCTTGCGCGTCGTCTTTTTTAAGAATTGGGAATGAGTCTAAAGTATCCGTGTTGTATTGGTCTAGAACTTTTTGTTTTTCGTCAGGTGTTAAAAGAATATGTTTAGGCACAAGGTAGTTGTTTGTAATATTAAATGTCATTATCTGCGCGGGCATATATTCTACATTACTATAATATATATTAATTAATTCTTTATCGATGGCGGTTTTATTATATTTGTTTAAAATTAGCAATATATTAACATATTCTCCATATGAATCCTTTGTTGTTTGTACAACATCCTTTAGTTCTTTCTTTCCGAATGACTTCTCTTTATTATAAAAATAAATAAATATATCTGTATTGTCATTCTTAATATAAATATCAGCCGAATCATTATCACTCATTGCGCCAAATTCATCTAAACTAATATTTGTTAGTTCTTGAGATATAGTATGTCCTCTGGCTGATAACATTTCTAGAACATTTCCTCTAATTTTATAAAAGTATTGTTTGTCTTTGTTGTCCATTATATGATAATATATTATATAATTTTAAATCAATTTTATTTTAGTTACTATTAACTTTATATCTACAAAAATAAAATTATATACATATAGTATAATGAAACTAGCACAACAGAACGCATTATTGTCTATATTAGATAATGGTTATTTTTTATCACGAGTTGCTGGGTCAACTAAAATGGCGCGAAAGTATTATAATGAATATAAGTATTGGTGTTCTAATATTAATTTAAATTGTGTTCAAGACCAACATAAAACAATCCGTTTAGTATTACATAAAAACGTAGGGTGTTATCCAAACTCAAACGTTGTAACATCAAATCTAAATAATATATTAAAATACGGACCTAATAACGATGAAGAAGCTGTTTTTTATTTTTACTATAAACATCACGATTTCTTTATCGATTTCTTAAGTAGTTTAAAACAGGCATTTCAATCATATACTGAACGCAAAGTATATTGTAAGAATATTAAATTACCGGGTGATTTCGATTGGCCGGGTTTAACAACTCATGCTGACCGCAATTTCATTATTTCGGGCGAAGATATAATACGATTATATGGATCTACTCATTTTATTGATCGTGGTCCATTAAGTAAAACCCTTGTATCACAGCGGAAATCTATTAAATTACCGAAACCAATTCATATTACCGCCACTAAAAGTTGCGTTGCCCCTGATGTTAATATTCCGGTTGGAAATTATTTATTTAGAAACGCACACGGAATTGTTTGATTATAGTATATAAAACATAACTACATTGTAGTATATATATTCATATGAAATATTATACTATAATAATATTACTTATTGCTATATCTGTCTTATTATATTTTGGATATAAATTAATTGATATACCAAAAGCATTAACAAATACCCCATCTGTTACAGAGAAACAAGAAAATGGTATTAATAAACTAGATATAATAACAAGGTCAAATGTTTTCTTTAATATTAAAATTGGAGATAAAGAAATGGGGAATGTTGTTATAGAATTATTTGACGAAGATGTTCCAAAAACGTGTAATAATTTCCGCCATTTATGTACAAATGGTATGAAAAATAAAAAAACACCCGCATATAAAAATACTAGATTTAATTGTGTAATAAAAGATTTTATGATACAGGGGGGTGATATTATCAATAACAATGGTTCAAGTGGATATTCTGTATATGGTAAATATTTCCCCGATGAAAATTTTAATCTTAAACATAATCAAGAAGGTCTTATTTCAATGGCAAATTGTGGAAAAGATAAGAACAATTCACAATTTTTTATACTTACAAAACAAGGCGGTTATAATCATTTAGATAATAAATATGTCGTATTTGGAATTATTATAAAAGGATATGATATTATAAAAAAAATAGAACAAATTAAAACAGATGCTAATAATAATCCATTAGAAGAATGTATTATATCAGAATGTGGTTTAGTAAAAGAAAAAGAAAATTATACTATACAAGAAGTTGATATGGACGATGATTTAAGCGAGAAAGTAAAAATATGTATCTAACTACTATTTATTGTTTGACACTTTCCGTCTAACTGGTGCTTTCCTTTTAACGGGTGCTTTCCTTTTAATTGACACTTTTCTAGGTGACACTTTTCTAGGTGACACTTTTCTAGGTGACACTTTTCTAGGTGACACTTTTCTAGGTGCCACTTTTCTAGGTGCCACTTTGGACTTGGGGGGTATTTTCCTTTTAATTGATACTTTTCTAGGTGCCACTTTTCTGGGTGCCTTTCTTTTAATTGACGTCTTTGGTTTAAGCAATTGCTTGGTCCTTAATAATTTAGTATTATTGTTTCTATCAAACGCATTTAAATACTTTGTCATATCGTCTTTTGATAAAACCATTTTATCAAATTGATTATTTCCAGTCGGAGTTTGAGTATATGATATTACATTATATGGATTATTATTATATGATTTAGCAATCATATGTTTCGTTTTATCGCGTGTTGATCTCATTGCTACTATTTTACTATACTTTTGGGGTCTAATATCTATTTGTTGAGATTGTTGAGATTGTTGAGATTGTCTTATAATATTATTAATTTTATTTTTAATATTAGGTGTTCTAATTCGTTGTATTTGCGGGCGTTGTATTTGCGGACGTCGCATTTGTGAACCTTGAAACAAATTAAGAAGCATTATATATATATATATATATAATAATAATTATATTAGATTAAATTAATATGAATAATAGTATTATTATAAATAAATTACTTGATAATATAGGATTTAATAAATATCAAGAAACTGATAAACAAACGCATCTATTTTCATATGAAAATCTATCTGAAACGCCACGAGATACTATATTTATATATGTATTAATAGTATGTATAATATTTTTTGGAATAAGTCATTATAAAATAACATTAAATGTTATTGTTTCTATAATAGTGAGTTATATGTTAATATATTACATATTAAGTAGGCATAAGTTTATAAATTCCCAATATAACGATGCCACTGATTTAAAATTAAAATTCCTTGAAAGCATTATGTTTGATAGTAACTCGACAGAAATAAATCATCTATATCGAAATCCACTTATAATACAATTTTTCTATAATGTTCGTAATTATACAACATATAATCTATCTAATTATAAAGATTCATTATTACATATTAATAATATGATTAAGTTGGAATATGATATGCCACTTTTAGTGAACCCGTTTGATACATATCTCAATATAAAACATTTATCACAACAAGCAATTAATAGTTATCAAGCAATTATTCACTCTGTCCCATATAATATAGAACTATTTACTAAGTTTAATAGGAGTCTTCATATATTAAGACAATTACTGGAACATATTATTACTAAAGCCCGTAAAAGATGTATTGAAACTAATTCTAAGTCAATTACAACAAATACTATACCCGATTCAATATTGGCGAATGACATGGGCATTGACGCAGATGATACAAAAACAAAAGAATATTTACCTAATTATGATTTTTATTAATTTCTTAATAATTCTTTTATTCTATTTAACGCAACTTCATTATCTTCTAAGTTATATATTTTATTGGAGGTGTCTTCTTTACTAACTGAGTCTAATGACTTATTAATCTTTTTCATCGTTGGGTTTAATTCTATTATTTTGCTAAATCTATCTACGTTATCTTTCAAATACTTAACTGCGTCTGGTTCAGTATCAAATATAATATATGGTGTAACTGGTTTTTCATATAGAAATAATATATCAACTAATTTTTTAGTTATAGATGATGTTATAAATATAGTTTCCGCGATATATTCTTTTGATAGTAATTTTATATCTTTCATAAACTTAACTTGTTTTTTTATAAAATTTAGTGGTGGTATTGATATATCCGTTATATCAATTATTAGAACCATCTTACCATTTTTCTCAATACATAAATTATATAAATTATGAAAATTCGCAATATGTTCTTCAAACCCTTCTTCTGTATATTTATCACTCGTAAATTTAATTTTATAATACGGGTATGTTGTTGTGTTATATATAACTTTCATTATATATAATAATATATTTATATTATAAAATAAATACATACTACCAAGTCACATTAAGTTGATAAGTGCGTGCTTAGTTCTTTGTCTATTATGGAATTTATTTTATTATTATTTGTCTGTTCAAAATCACAAAATGTAATTTTATTTGATTCAAATGTATTATTTGATGTAAATATATTATACATATATGAACAACGATGTTTACTTATAACATCCATATTCGAATTGAGAACTGGAATCCAGCTATTATTTTCATATACTATCATAGACCCTGTACATAAGACCCCGTTATAATTATATAAAGTTTGTTCTTCTACCTTAAACTTGACTAATCCTAATATAATATTGTTATCTGATAATTTATCGCCAATTTTACATTGTTTTATATTTTTTATATTACCCATTACATTAATCTTAGTATTACCTGCTACACCCCAATGATATAACATCTCCGTTGGATGTATGATTTGGTTGCTAACTATTTGGTTGCTAACTAATTGGTTGTTTAGATGATTTAATATTAAATTATACATTTTAGAAATTACATCTTTATTAGTAGTTTCTAAATAATCTGCGAATAATATATTATTTATATTAATTTTAGCGTTTGATGTAGAAAGGCAATATATATATTTTTTCTTATAGTTTATTATTGTAGCAAATGATGAATCTTCTACTCTTATCCATTTCCCATTTTCATTTACAAGATGACTCCCCGCTACAATAATATTATTTTGTAATAAATCATTACCTATATTATACTTATACATCTGTGTCCCCCGACTTGTGAATTTAAAAGTACCCAGAACTTTATTATTACCTTTCAATGTATCTCCTATTTTAATATTTTTAAGTAATATAGAAGTATTATCTGTTTCAATTTCAGTGTCTCCGTCAAAACAGAAGAATCGTAATACACTCCCAACAGTTCCATTCCATATAGTACTCATTGTATAAAACGCATATTTAAGAATTCCGAATAAATCAACAAACACATTAAATATACTTCCAATTATTGTTATAACCTTTTTAAACAACCACGCCAACCTAGTTTCAAGATTATATATTTTACTTAAAACACTCCCAAGTGTTTTTTCTAAACCATTCCTAATATGCATTATTGTATATCTAATATTTTGTATGTTATTTGAAATTTCTGTTACAATATCGGTTAATACATATATAATAGATGTAATAGGTGTTATAAATGTGGAAAAATATCCCTGAAACATCCCCAATTGACATTCTTTAAAATTCTGAGAAGCACTAACACCTCTGGGTCTTACTCCTGGAATTCCAGCCGCTAACATTCCGTGTGGTTTACATCTTTGATTTTTCCAATCTGTTTTTAATGCCTTTATTTTACTCGTCATTGCTATTCCTAAAATAGCAGCACTTGCTGTTGTGACCCCAATGCTAAATGTGAAATAAGGGAACACCATTAATATAATAAAATATATAATTTAATTAGTATTATCTTATTCGTTTATTTGTGTATAAATTATATATAAAAAATAAAAGTAAAATTATAAATGCAAAGAAACGTTATAGTTGATTATGAGAATACTAGATTAGTTAAAGATTTTAATAAGTTAACCGATAAAGAAAAGAAAGATTATATTGTAGGTTTTAAATTAGGACTTGGTCTTTCTAATATGCAAAATAATAAAAATGTTAAGTATTTTATTAATAAAATATTGAAATATGATTCTGCGTCTATTAAAAACGTAGACGGAGACCAAAATATTAATGAAAGCTTAATAAATAGTTTTGAAAAACTATTAAAAGAATGTAATATAGAAGACAAGAAACTTCTTATTAATTCTCTCGAATCATATATTAAGGTTGAAAAAAAATATACAGAATCGGTAGAACGTTTAAATGAATTGAAGCAAATTATAAATAAAAATATACAATTAAATCAACATAAAAACATATTTGATGCTCAGGTTAAATTTGTTAAACTTTCAGAGTATTATAAAAAAAGTCTCGATAATTCATATGTTGAGTTAAATACTCAAATTCAGACCATTAAACAAAATATTGACAATCAATCTAAAAAATCAGATACTACCATTGAACCCGTCGTAGCCCCTGTTGTAGAACCTGTTGTAGAACCTGTTGTTGTAGAACCTGTTGTAGAACCTGTAGTTGTAGAACCTGTAGTTGTAGAACCTGTTGTAGAACCTGTTGTTGTAAAACCTGTTGTAGAACCTGTTGTAGAACCTGTAGTTGTAAAACCTGTTGTAGAACCTGTTGTTGTAAAACCTGAAGTTGTAGAACCTGTTGTAGCCCCTGTAGTTGTAGAACCTGTTGTAAAACCTGTAGTTGTAGAACCTGTTGTAGCCCCTGTAGTTGTAAAACCTGAAGTTGTAAAACCACCCCCTAAGAAAAGAGGGAGAAAGCCTAAAAACAAAACACTTGATTTATCATAATTGTTCTAGAATAAATATATATATATATATATTTATATTATATAATGCCTCTCAAACAAACAACTGGGTCAAGAGCCCAAGTTATGCACGGAAACGCCACGAAAACCAGTGGTGGATTAACCAAATCACAACTCAAATACAATAAACAAGGAAAAATTGTTAGCAAGAAAGCATCAGCACTTGCTAAGAGGAATAATCGCCTAGTTAAGGCAGGATATAATACACAGAAGGGTGTTTTTGGTATTAGTATGAAGGGGGGGGTGAGAGATATTTATGAAAACGCAAGGCGTCTAAACCCACATATGGATAGTAGTATACCGCAAAGTATAAATCCAAGAGGTGGGGTTTTTGGTGATTCGAAAGTTAATGATATATCGAAAATAAGAGGTCCTCATGACCTATTTATATTATGTGAAAAGGGAAAATGGTTTACAAAAAATAAATCAACAATTTTAGTATATGCATATACTAGAGGTAGAGATCTAATACAATTTCGAATACCTGATATTCCTAATATTGACAATTATATACAAGAGCAAAAATTGAAAGGTCATAATATACATAAGATGACATGTGGTTTAAAATCAAATCAATATATAATTAAGGAGGCTTCTCGGGTTTTAGATAAATTAAAACGTAAGAATGAAAGAAAGGAGTTTAATCATTCGAAAACACCGTCAGTTAAAAAAAATATTTTTGAACCAAATAATCTGGATGAAAATATGAATGTCAATTTATTTAAAACTAATAAATCACCCAACCTTACACCTACTCAAATAAATGAACATAAACAACGAATAAATAATACATATCAACAGAGACTCGGTAAAACTCCTAACCCTCCACAATAACCTCCTCATCCATCTTACATTTAATAAATACCAGATTATCTTTGTCCTTTTCTGTTCCTAATTGACAGGGTTCTATAGTCGACCATTTAGTATCGAGTGGTAATAAACCCAGTGTCATATAGACGAATGACACTAATGCCGAACAGAAGAATGTATTTTCATTTTGGAGATTACCAATTTCCAATTTGTATTTAGCACGAACCCAGTGAAGTGGATTATCATCATATGGTTTATCGTGGATTATGGTATGTGCGTGTGTTAATTTCTTATAGAATTCCTCATTTCTGTTACAATGTAATTTTCTATAATATATCGTTCCACCATTATCTTTTAAAACATCTTCTAACTTGCGAATTTGAACGCCGAATTTAACTTTGTTTTGTTCTGCGTCTGGAATATGATCTAATCCAGTTGATTCTAAAAAATAAAGCCCTTCATCCTTGAATGAACCAAAATCAGGGTCTTTTATTATAATCCCGCAATGAGAATAACTACTTGAAGTGAAGTATTCGATAAATCGACTAAGTAAACTGCGATATTTAAATAGAAGCATATCCCCTGTTTTCAATGTATTAATATCAATATTGCCTAACATATAATATTTCTTATATTATTATTTTTAAATTCTAAAAAATAAATTCTAAAAAATAAATAATCTAAAATTATTTATTTTTATTATGTATATGTTATATACGATTGTTATAGCACTATATATAGTTGGTAATATATATAGAAAAGTGTAGATTAATTTTTTAATCTGACCATATTAGTATTATTTATGGAGAATATTTCAAGATTTTTATAATATTTCAATATAAATTTTGAGAATGTATTTGTTCCATATATTTTGTAATCAAAATCAGGATAATTTTTTAGTAATTCATCACTTATAAAAGATAAGTGATATCTCATACGAGGCTTTATAATATTATTTATAATAATTGAATATCTTGATATACTATATGTATTAGGGTCTGATATCATCGTTATTTTTTTTCTTTTTTTCATTGCTGGAGTTTTACTTAGTTGAATAGGTGATGTTATATTACTAAATTCTTCTTTCATCTTTAGAACACTAATTCGAGTATATTTATTACAAACAGGAACCAAACAACTCGTCATAGTACTATTTCCTATACAATGAACCTTTTTATTGTATTCTCTTATTTTATGTATGACGTGTCTGAAATCCGAATCAGATGTAATAAGATAAAATATATCAATATGTCTATTCGTATGTAAGTATTCCATCATATCCACACATATTTTATGGTCAACTGATTCTTTTCCTGCTATTTTATCAACCTGAATCTTATTTATTCCATATTTTTTTGATATATCAATCCATTTATATGAATTCTCATCGTTCCAATCACCATATACGTTATACACTATTATCGTCCCCGCTATTGTGAGTTCCTTACTTATATACGTATAGTCATTACTATTTATGTTCTCGCTATCAATAAAAACGGCAATCTTGTCGTCGGGCATATGTTATATATATGTTATAATATCTATATATGTTTATAAAATTTGATTTATATTTAATAGTAATATAAAATATAATGTCTTTTTTCGGTAAAATTTGCGTGATTGAACTAGATGATGTTCTACAAGAGAGATTATATGCGGCAGGTCACCGGACGACAGCACTTGAAGTTGAAAAGGCTGCTAAAAAAGCGGCTAAAAAGCAACAAAAGAATGCTGCGCCCCAAAAAAGACAGACTAAACGTAACAGAGAGTTGGCAACATACATCTCGGAATCGGAAACGAAAAAAGCAAAAGTTGCTTTGGATGGTCCAGTTGTTACACAAACCCCGATTGTAGACCCAATTCTGGCGCAGCTTTTCAATCAGCAACGCGTGTTGAAGGAAATGGAAGGTGGCAACCGAGACCAGCTCGCGGAGTGTGACGCTGAGATCGCAAGACGGAAACTCCTCCTTGAAGCACATCAAAAGGTACACCCCCTGTCTGACAAAGACGATGACGAAGACACCTAGTCAAATCGCCTCGTATTTATAAACACCAAAGCAAAGTTTTTAACTATATAAAGTATTAACTATACATATAAAGTAATTAACAAAATGAATAGAACATCTCTATCAACTATGAAACCACATATCGATATTTTTACAATTCCATATTTCTGTATAATCCTATTAGTATTTATTTATATGATATGTCAGTGTAATACACCCCCCAAACAGCAAAAAATTAGGCGTGAGTTATATATGAAGGTGTAATATTAAACAGATTTGCCCGTTGGAAATGACGGAATACCACGAGCCATTTCAAACATCCACGCATTCTCTCCTTCATTGCGTGGGATAGTGCTGAGGGTTGGATTATAATTAGGTTGTAATGGCATTGTGGTTAAAGACCATCTCTTACCCGGACATTCTTTAGATGCCATAGCAATAGGTGTATAAATGCCGTTTTCATTCCATTCCCAGCTGTATTCAGTACAAGGCCATTGTTCTTTATTTTTTGGCATTGATTTCAATTGAATCCATTTATTTCTTATTTTTGATTTTTCTATATATGGAGTATGTTCTTTGTGAATCCACGTATGATCCAGTATTTTATCTTTAGTTGCGTTAACCCCAACACCAAGACATTTACGATTAGGATTAACAACCAGAGAACTATTGAGAACTTCAATAGTATTAATATACATATATTTGGGATGTAATCTATCAGGTATGCGAATCGAACTATCACCTATAACATCACACGCGGTTGGGATAACTTCTGTTGGAAGTGGAATTCGTTGTCCTCTGGATGGAATACCAATGTTATAAATAGGGAATATTGAACCGAACACATCATATAACTTATTTTGTCTAAGGAATTTCTTATAATTTTCATCTGGGAAAACTATAACATTAACCTTGACGTGAAGCATTATCATATGTGTTACATCTTCAAGGAACATATCATATACAAAATTATATATATTACGGCGGTCTTTAAGAACTGCTATATTACCATATGTCGTATGGATAAAGCTGAATTTCTTTGATTTGTTTAATATATCAACTACTAACTCTGTTATAGGCTTAACGTCATCTTTTAAATATTCGTCCGTTGTTCCGGGTATGTATTTATCTACTACGCAGGGTGATTTGAGAACAAGTTTTTTCTTTTGACTTGCGTTCTTTAATATTCCTAGTAATGAACGTGTAAGATATTGCGTATTATTCTCTTTTTCTAAATCCACCGATTTACAGAATAATTTAAGTATATTGAATTTTTCTAAAAATTTGTTTGTAGCACCACATTTTGATAAAATGACGTATAAGACAATTAGGACTATTAATAGGAATAGCGCAGGTGAAAATTTATTATTCATTATTAACATAATATAATATATTATTTACGTTGAATATATTATAAAAATCGATGGTAATTAATATAAGATATGTATTCGAAGTGTAAGATGAGCGAGCGCAAACGAAAGCAGACTGGTCCTGCTAAACGGGAAGAAGAGGACGACGCAAAATGTGCGAAACGGATGCGTGCTACCGCAAAAGCAGAAGCAAAAGCAGAAGCAGAAGCAAAAGCAGAAGCAAAAGCAGAAGCAGAAGCAAAAATGATGGAGTTTGTACGTAAACTAAAAGAAGCAGTCATCGCAGACAAATATGCGATGACTGCTATCGCTACTGCTGGTGCTGCTGCTGATGAGGCAGACTTCATATCCGACATCAGCTCCGGTATCGACTTCGGCGACGACTTCGATGACGATGGATTGGGTGCGTTGGAAATGATCTTATCCACTGACGCATAGCTGAGTGAATAAACGCCCCGCCACACATTATAAATCACTTAATAAACCCACTTGGTAATAACTCTCCTAATGTATATGTCATAACTTCATTATTGGTCCCTTGTGTATATATAATAAAGTCTTGAGTAAAAAATTCACTTAATACCTGACGACAAGCACCACAAGGTGTTATAGTCTCTGCTGTATCTGTTATAATAATCATATATAGCGCATCTTTCATATCAACTCCATTAGTAATTGCATTTGATATACAACTTTTTTCGGCACATGTAGTAAGAGAATAAGAACAATTTTCTACATTAATTCCATAATAATTTCTATTAGGAAACACCAATGATGACGCAACATTGAATTTAGAATAAGGCGAATAACAATTTGATAGATATGGTTTTAGTATATTTATATTATCGGATAACATACAATTTATAATAATTATTATTATATATATATATTAATAATAATACGATTATTATATAAATCTTATTATATAAATCTTATTATATAAATCTAATTATAGAAAATGTGTCACGAAGTATATATCCTGATGATATTATGTATTGTATATATAATATGGGGTCGATTAATAACGTGTTAGATTATTTAAGTTTCATAAAACATTCATTACATAAAACCGAATGAGAACATTCAGGTGAATATATCTCAATATTACGTTCAAGGCAAGCACAACATTTTTCGGCATTTCCTTTTAGTTTCATTGCTTTATCAATACTATTTTCAGACCGACAACAAGGACATTTATAAGTAGTCGGTGTTGTAATAGTCGGTGTAAATACCTCTTCTGAATTTCTAATAAAATTATAATATAAATCTGAATGATCTGATTCAACTCCATATTGACCCCAATTATCACTATGCATATAAAGTGTATCAATAGTATTATTTTTTAATCTAATATATAACATACACCCCATACCCATATATTGTGATGTAAAATAATTATTGGATTGTCGATTTAGTGTTGTCGAGTAATCTTCCAATAATCGAACTTTTTCTTCTAAATTTATATTATAACATCTTTCTGCGTCTGGTTGAGATTTTATAATACAATCATTCGACCGATGATTCTTATGACATTTATGACAATGATGACCCTGTGTAGTATGATTCCATTTCCATTTACAATCGATGTGAGTACATTGTAGACGAGGGGGTAGTTTATCATCTTTATATTTCAATAAATCATTAATTAGCAGTGTATTTCCACACTCTCCTCTCCCGTGTCCATATTTATTACAAGTCCCGCACTTATGACCTGAAGTTGTATGAAGATTATTAAATCGGCAATTTTTAACGTGGCAATTCATATATATATATATAATAGTATTGTGTTGTGTTTATACTATTGAAGCCAAATGACAATCCAAATGACAATCCAAATGACAATCCAAATGACAATCCAAAGTCAAATGTCAAATTTATTATATTTATTTATAAAAATGGATTATACTGCTGAATTCGCATCCAATAAAATCGTTATTATTAATGATTTTATTGATCCAAACCAAGCAGAAAATATATATCATTTTCTGAGTTTAAAACCACCAAATATGTGGACATCGACAACTTGCTTTGATAATGTAAAAGCTGATATACCGACCACGACATCAAAAAAAGAACAAATACAGAAAAATATTAAGAAGGCTACTAAGGCATTTAATAATAATAAATTTGCCTTTTCATTCGAACGAACATTGAATGACCATCCATTTCAATGTAGATGTGTTGAATGTTATACCAAGTATCTATTCAAAACACCCGCAACACTTGACAAAATAAGACAAATAACTAATATGGATATTACACAAGCACACGATATATTTATAAGTAAATATTCATATGGTAATTTTCTATCAGTACATAGTGACCGAAATAATGGAAGAGTAGCATTTATATTAAATTTATCAAAAGATTGGAAACCTGAATATGGTGGATTATTACACATATTGGATAATAAAAGGGAAAATGTAATTCGAACAATTGTCCCACATTTCAATACTCTTACATTGTTCTATATACCCCCCGAAATTGGCATACCGCATTTTGTATCACATTTAAATATTAAAAATAAAAATCGCTTTGCCATAACAGGATGGTTTTCTTAGACTTTTTTTATTCTACCTAATAAATTATAATATATATAACATAAGATATATATGTTATATATATCTTATGTTATCTGATTATTATTTTCTATTATTAACATTTTTCACTTGTAAATTCTCAGTATATTTATGGAATATAAAAGAGACAGAATTAAGTGTTGGGAAATTCATAATTGATATTATAATGATTATAAGTGGTATTTCATCGTGTTTATTCTTAAGTATTGCGGTTAACATATTTGCGAGTAGATATGATACTCGTCGATTGGAATAGAATATATTTTTAATAGCAATATGGATTTTTAATAGAATATATTTTTAATAGAATATATTTAAATATATTATATATACTAAAATACAGATGAATAGTAAAAAGTTTTGGAAAAAACAAGAAGGAGATTGGGTAATCCAATCAAATAATATTCTATCTAATTCTATTTCTACATTATATGACATTGTTAAAGATGATACATCATATCCTTTTAGTGAGATTAATTATACTGAAATGACTGATTTAATAAATCTCAATATGTTAAACGAACCTTATGTATTAGAAGCAATACATAAACGATATAATAATGATGATATATATACTAATTGCGGTAATATACTTCTGTCTGTTAATCCATTTAAGTATACCCGATTATACTCTGATGAATATAAATCCAAATATGTTACGATGTTTGATTCGGTAATTAATACGGAATCGCATATATATAATATAGTTAATACCGCATATAAATATATGACGGCAAATGGAAATAACCAATCTATTCTTATTAGTGGTCAGAGTGGTGCGGGTAAAACACAATCTACGAAAATAATAATTGAATATCTTATATATCTTGTTGATTCATTACACCGCAAACAAAGTATAGATTTGAGTGATATTATAACATATTCGGAAAACAACGACTCATCCAAATTATCAGATGATATATCTATTATAAGTTATAGTTCTGATGGGATGGCAGATTTAACTGAGTATATTGATATTGGACCAATCACATCATCTCAACAAGAATTACATACATCATATGATATTTCGGGGGTCTTTAATAACGATTTATTAAATAATATAGTAAATTCGAATCCTATATTAGAATCGTTTGGGAATGCCAAGACTATTAATAATAATAATTCGAGTCGATTTGGTAAGTTTGTTAAAATTATGTTTAATAATCTAGATGAAATAATCGGGTGTAATATAGAAACATTCCTATTAGAAAAAGTTAGAGTTTTAAGTCAGTTTAAAGAAGAACGGAATTTCCATATATTCTATGAATTTATAGAGGGTCTTAATAATAATGAGAGGGATGAATTTTATATAACTGATATTGAAAACTATCCAAGTATTACTGATTTGAATAGTAGTCTCCTTCAAACTAAATCAGACATTAAGAATTTTAATAAACTACTACAATTATTAGACCAAATTAATATTGAGGCTGTCACAATAAAACATATATATACTATACTATCTTTTATACTTAATCTAAGTAGATGTTCTTTTAAATTCAATATTAAAACACTGGATATATTAGCGTCTTTAATAAATAAAGACCGATGTGACAAGAATGACAAGAATGACAAGAATGACGACGGGACTAATATTATTGAATCAAATTATATATACTCCAAGTTATATCAACGAGAATTGGTAATAAATGATGAAAATATAAAGATTGACTTAACTGAAAGTGATTTTTATCAAATGCGGAACTCACTATGTATGAAGTTATATAATACTTTATTTGAATATATAGTATCGGTCGTTAATATGAAACTTAATGTAGTGAGTAATAAATATATTGGTATATTGGATATATTTGGGTTCGAATCACTTGAAATAAATAGTTTTGAACAACTATGTATAAACTATGTAAATGAATCACTACAATCTCAATTCAATAAATATACATTAGAGCATTCTCAAAAAGAATATATCGACGAGGGGATTAAATGGGACTATATTGAATATAAAGATAATCAAGAATGCCTTGACCTAATAGTTGGAAGACCGGGTGTATTAGATATATTAGACGAACAATGTAAAGTTGGTGGAACACATGAGACATTCCTTAATAGAATGAATAATAATAATGTATTTATAGATAGTCGATACTATACATATGATAATATAAAAAAGAATGCGTTTTATATTAAACATTATGCTGGGAAAATAAGATATACCACAACTGATTTCTGTATTAAGAATAAGGATACAATTAGTAATGAAGTTGTTGATATAATCAATCATTTTACATTATTTAAATCAGATGATTTAACTTCCAAACGCGTAAATAGTGTTATTAGGTCTAAAAGTGTTTCATATCAATTTAAACAACAGATGAAGGATTTAATGAATGTAATAGATGAAACGAATGTTCATTATATTCGTTGTTTTAAACCGAATAATATTAATAAAAGTAATGTTTTTAACAGGATAAAGATATTGGAGCAATTGAACTATAATGGTATATTAGAAACAATTAAAGTATCGTGTAATAGCTTTCCTATCAAATATTCATATTGGGAATTCAATGAATTATATTTATTTAGTAAATATGATAATGATCGACTTTTACGACCTAATATTGAAAATGATAATATATTTGATATATTTAATACATCCATAATAAAAGGCAAAGCATCTAAACATAAATTAACCCGAACACTACTAAAGGGTGTGAAACCACAAGAAGAATATTTAGAGTATCAATTTGGTAAAACTAAGATATTTTTAAAGTCTTGCGCATTTAATAGATTAGATAAATATAGAAATTCTATTATTTATAAATATGCGAATGCCATTCAGACTTATTATAGAAGACGAGTATATCATATAAAGTATATTAATATGAGAAATAGTATAAAAAGAATACAATCAGTTGGTCGTTGTTATTTAATGATTTCGAAACATCAACAATTAATATTCAATGTGATAAAAATACAAGCATTTTTTAGAAGATTGAGATGTATTCATATAATAAGTGCTAATAAATTATATAGAGATGAAATAGTTAAAGTAGAAAATGAATATAAAAAGCGTGTTGTCAATATACAGAGTTTTATAAGAATGCGATTACAAATAAATAGATTTAATGTTATTAAATCCAAGTATGAAAAGTATTCTAATAGTAATTCGGATACTAATAGTAATTCAGATACTAATAGTAATTCAGATACTAATAGTAATTCAGATTCTTATAAGTTATTAGACTATAGTGAATTACTCAATAAATATATAACCGAAATAAGTGATAATTTATGTAATAATACTACAATAGATGAATTACGTAAGACAACTCGAAAAATGTCAGATGAGAATAAATTATTAATAAAACGTAATAATGTATTATCGCGAATTAATACGAAATTAACAGAAGATAACAAGTCATATATTGAATGTGTTAAGATTAATATTGAAAAGAGAATTGAATTATTATATAAAGTAGATGACTATAAGATTAAAAATCAGATAATGGTAAGGAAATTCAATGATATATATAATAAATTATAATTCCGATATGTGCTATACTTACATATCAATATTTAAGTCCCCTTTAACTTGAATATGATATTCTATATTATTTAATAGTGATTTCGTTTGATTTATTAGAGCATCTGGTATCGGATTATTTATATACTTTATTGTTTTTATATATATATTATTTGGTGCCCTATATTGCTCTTTATTATTGATATAATGTCCGTATTTAATTAAAGCATTTCGTTCAAACATAGCATCCCCAACTGATATTATATTGTTTATATGTTTATGTGTTATATTCATATATCTATTTATCGTATCATAAAAAGTTATATCTTTCCATTTTTCATAATTATACATTTGCCGACTATTTGCGAACTCTCTTGCGGATATAACTGGGATATTCGTATATTTTAGATATTGATATAATCGATACATATACTTTTTAGCAGAAGCATATATCCATTCTGTCGCCGCGTTTGTTATAATTAGCACATGACCTGACTGACGTGATTTTTCCAATAGTCTAATGTTGAACCTTTCAATTATTGAAAACTTATTAGTCTGAAAGTCCGCTATGCGATGAATATATGAAGTTGGAAATAGTGTATCATCCCAATCATATATAATAAGTGTATTCATATAACTATATAGATATTATAATTCGTTCTATAATTCGTAAGTATTGCTATTTGCGGGGATTTATATTTTATAAAGATGAATTACATATAAGACAATGATTACATATTAAATAAAAAGAAAAGAAATAACATTTTTACATAAGCATATTAAGATATGACCGCAACTCTCTCATAAATAGTCTTGGGTATTTATCACCCGACATATTATCAATATATTTTTGATTATCTTCGAATAAATCTGGATTCTCTGGGTCAATTGTGTTTGCTTTCAAGTATAGTTTCTGAATGTTATATACAAGAACTTTCTTGATATAATACCCGTCCATATCATCAACCCATTTTCCATTATTCCAATATTGGTATTTCCTTGCGCTAATACTCTTAATCGGAGATGAATAATTCACATTCTGACCATCATTGTATTTTACCATATAATATTCTGCAAAAACCTTAACATCTGCTTCGATATTTCGAGCATTCATTAATTTAACAATCTGTTTCTTATTCATACTAATATCAAGTTTCTCTTTTAGGATTGACCTAAGTTCATCGCTTAACATCGGTTTATCTGTAATGGTTTTCTCAATAATTTCAATTCTTTTGTCCAATGTATCGAGTCTACCGGATACTTCTCCTATTTTGGTTATAAATAGAGATGTTAACTCATCAAATCTAGAGTTGATGAGGTCATTTACCGAATCTAATGTGATGGATGTCATATAATTATATATAAAATATTAAATCAATTTTTGTTTATGTTGTTATTTTTGTTTATGTTGTTATTTTTGTTTATGTTTATGTTGTATAAAAACTAATATAATATATATATATATATATATATTATATGCCTCATATAATATCTAACACGCGACGAAAAAAACATACTAAAAAAGCTAAAAAGGTTAAAACATCTAAACAATCATTATTTGATTATATTCAAACAGCAGGGGAGTCTCCGTATTTTATTATGTTAGCGCAAGACCAAATATCAAATAAAGACCAAAATACAGATAAATATGATAAGAATATTATATCCCCTTTATCAGGACATGAACCAAAATATGAACCAGATAGATGGAATACAAAAAATAATATCAAGAGTACTCATAATTGTTTTTCATATGCTTTAAATCAACTCGTTTCTCATCGAATGAATAAGCCACAACCCGGTTATTTCTCAAAACACCCACATATAAGTAATAATGATTATAATTGCGGCGCATTTTATAAACGATTGAAGAGTGATATACCATCTCTTTATAGAGCAAAGTTTGGAACTAGATGTAAGAAGGGGTATTATAAAGTATTCTTGGCGGTGGATAATGACACGTCAAAGGATACTGATTATCATTTTTATAGACAGGATAGTAATGGAACGTGGTCTCACAAACCCGGTAGAACAAATGTAACAAATGTTGATGCTAATGGTAATATTATAATTAACCCGACGTTGGCAAGTCGGAAATATGATTATTATAATTATAGCCTTGATTGTGGTTATTTCTGTATGAATACTAAATTATCTAGGTCTGTTTCTTAACGTAAGAGGTATTATTCCGAATAATATATAAAATTTAAATAATATATATTAATATATTATAACAGAAACATGCTATACATTGTAAACTCAGTTGTTGCCACACAAGAACAAATTAGTTCACCAAAAGCATTTACAGCGGAGAAGAACACTGAACCTACCAAAAAGAAGAAGAAGAAGAAGAAGGGCGGATATGCTGCTATGATGAGTGAGGCAATGAAACCTCACGACAATTCAGACGACTATCTACAACATATCAACTCCGTTACAGGAGGGGGTACATTCTCAAAACTAGACAAAATTTGAGCTTTGGAGTGTTTGTATCTTAGATACAACCATTCGGATTTTTTCTTTGAGACGCTTCTTTTTCTTTACTTTATCAGAATTTGTTATAGAGCTATGATTTATCTCATGATATTCATCCTTTAATTTTATAAATACTTCTTTTGATCTATTAACTATTTCGGATTTTTTCCTATTATCTAATTCTTGCTCTTCATTGGTAGGATTGTTTCTATTCTTGGCGTTTCTATTCTTGGTGTTTCTATTCTTGGTGTCTTTATTCTTGGTGTCTTTATTTTTATTTTTATCTTTATTATTGTTATTGTTATTAACCTCAACCCCTAATATATCAATTGCTTTCTGACAAGTCACGTGTATAAATGCGTAGTATCCCAATAAGAATTGAAGAGTGTATTTTTGTATTGCGTCGGTTTTTGTAGCTGTGTATATATCCTTGTCTTTTAAAAACTTAAACCCTTTTATTGTGTACTTGCTAGTATAGTCTTTTAAGATTCTATCAAATTTATCGATAGCTTTAGATGTTAATTTCCTTTTCTCGTCTATTTCTGTCTTTTCATTCAATTCCATTATAATTTTCGCCCCTATATATGGTTGTGGTAAATTGTCATCCTTAGAATACCCAGTGTATAAATATGGATAACAATGTTTTAAAATACTAGATAAAGTGGTGTCAGTATCGGTGATAGTTATATCAGTTAATTTTACTTTAAAATATTCACGAATTATATTTTTAAATGTTTCACTATTAACATCTGGCGGGGTTTTCTTTTTATTAGGGTGGTCTTTGTTTGATTGTTTCTTCTTTTTAGGATCCCCCCCACCCTGACCCGATCCCCGACCTTTACCACTGCCTTTACCTTTCTTTTTTTCCCCCTGTGAAGTTTTTTCTTTAAACTCGGGTATTTCATCAGTGAATGGGTGTTTGATTAACTGATTAAATTTATCAGGTGATTTAAATATTTCTAATATATTCTTGTCTTTTCCTATTAAAAACATAGCAATACATATTAAATATTCCCAATATAAAATTTCTTTATTGAATTTTGAACCGCTATCATCTGTAAAATATCCTTTTATAGTATTTGGTTTTATATTATCTGGTTTACTTGTATTTATTTCCCTATCGGTCTCATTAACGCCATCTTTATATATACTAAATTCGTCAGGTCTATTGCCAATACTAATATCATTATTATAATTAGAATTATAGTTATAATTAGATAGTGAGTTATTAGATTTATTAGATTTATCTATCGACCTAGTAATAATCGCCTTTGCTATTAATAATGATATATTATATCCTGAACTATTACTACCTAAATGAACAACTTTATCTATTTCAATTAAATTAGCAAACCCCCATTTAATTTGTCCATTAACTCTTAAATCTTTATTACTCACTTTTATTTCACTATATGTTGTCTTTAATTGATGAAGAACTTCATTAGATTTTTTTAAAATTCCTTTCAGATAATCTGAAATTCTTTTATATGAATCATCATTTGGTTTTTCTTTGTATATTTTAACTTTTTTAAATATATTTTCCCTTATTCTATCCGTTAGGTTAATCTCTTTTAACACATCGTCGAATTCACCCAGAAACTTAATATATTTCATTAAGTCAGTTTCAGATAGAGGAGGCTTCTTATTAGGTCCTTTCTTATTTTTAGTATTGTTTATATCCCCGTGTTTATCTCTATCATCGTGTTTATCTCTATCCCTGTGTTTATCTCTATCCCCGTGTTTATCTCTGGTATCGCGTTTATCTCTATCCCCGTGTTTATCTCTATCCCTGTGTTTATCTCTGGTATCGTGTTTATCTCTATCCCTGTGTTTATCTCTATCCTTGTGTTTCTTTTTTCCCCCCTTTATTTTATCTAAAAATAGATTTGTCATATAATATATGTCATATAATATTATATAATGTCATATAATATTATATATAATATGTCTAACTAATCCATTTTGCGATTCGCGCGGTATGTAATAACATATCACATCTACTCTTCTTCCCGCTATCTTTCAGTTTTCTTTTAATATAAGCACAATATTCTTTTAATTTAGTTTTTGTCTGAGACTCGTCACCCCAACTATGTTTAACACCTTTGTTATATGCCGTTTCATCTGATAATATACTATCAATCTTTTTACGTAAATGTGAAGATGAAAGTTTTTTCATTTTCATTATAGTTTTATGGTCGATTGCCCTCCATTTAGCATTCCGTTTCATTTCACCTAAATTAGAACCAACTAATATATATCCCGTAGAACTCATGTGTTTAATTCCCTTAGACCCGTTAATCTTACCACCATCTATAATATCACCCTTCCCTATTTTCCCCTGTAATGCTACATTTAATATATTAAATAATCCATAACTATCTTTTCCTATAGACGTTTCTTTTATATATGGAATATATATAGTTTTTCCTTTTATTTTTTTATGAATTGCCATTAATCTTGGATATTTCTTTAACAGAAGCTTCGAATTTATATTATCTGATGAATTCGATGAATTCGACGAATTCGACGAATTTGAGTTCGATGAATTCGATGAGTTCGACGAATTTGAGTTTGATGAATTTGAGTTTGATGACTTCTTTCGTTTTTTCTTAGGACGAGAATCATTTGACGAATTATTATTATTAATATCTCTATCTAACTCTTGGGTAAATTTATTAATATCATTTAATAATGTATTAAGTTTATCTTTTTTGGGAGACCGCGTGTTATAATTTGTATTAATAGTATTTGTATCTAATCCTAATAACTCGTCCAATGCGTGTATCTCTAAAGGGTCTTCGTTGTTTTCTGGTATTTCTTTATATAACTCTGTGCCAATATCATCCAATTCATACAATTCAATATATTTATCTATAAATGAAAATGTTAAATGTATTCTAGTATATTTATACTTTAATTCTATAACTTCTCGTTGATTATATTTAGTATTTTTACCCAACTTTAATGCTTTATTTATTATAAATTTACGCTGATGATATAGAGTTTTATATAAGGCTTTTAATTTAGTATAGTTTGAATTAGTAGACGGGTTACTTAATAAATTAAATACTTTACGTAGGGACGGGATAAATATATGGTTCTCTTGTAATTCAACCAATTTACTTATAGCTCTATAACCTGAATCTGTAACTTTCTTCCTGCCACTTAGTTGTGTTTCATAAACATCTAGTGATAATCTAAAAATATAAGGTTCTTGACAGAATCCACCCATTTCAATTGGCTTACCTGTTGTATCTTCTTGAAACATATATAAAAGTTTTTCTATTTCATCTGATTTTAAAAACGAATATTTATTCATATAATGAGTTGTTCGTATATGCTCTTCGTCTAATTTTTTATAATCTTCTGCCTTGCTAAATCCATATTGTCCTTTTCCTTTTTTTGTGACAACATTTATATATTTAAATAGAACAAGGCGTAATAAATTATCTAAACTATTAATACTACTTGTTATGTTTGAATCCAATTGTTCTAATTCTTTAGTTGAAAATATACCATCGTCTATATTATTAATATAACGATCTTTTACTTTCTTAAGACACATAATAGTTAATTGAAATATTTCAAATAAGTAAGGACCAATGATTTTATGATTGGTGCGATTTGAATTATCATTTTTTAACACATTCGGTTTTTTTACATATGTAAGCCCTTTTAGTAATAACTTATATTCCGCCTTAACATTTGTTTCGGTTTTATTCTTAGCATTATATGGTTCAAATAGTTTTAATATATCCAACTTACTTAAATCAATTGTAATGTCTGCTCCCGAAGCCGGGTTACACTTATCAATTATTAATTTTATTAATGCCGCAATAGACTTAATATCACCTATCCCGTGCTTCTGCATATTTAAGTATTTCCAGCACATAGCACTCGATACAGATGCTTCTAAATTATTAGTACCAAGTAAATTACCAGTACCAAGTAATTTAGTTTTATTGGCAGTATGTGATTCATTATCAATTATCGTTTTTATTACCGGTTTTATAACGAGATTAAAGGCACTATTATATGCCGCGTAGTCTTCGTATGATTTACTTGCTGGAACAACGGGTAATTTACTATTTCTAAGAGGGTTCAAACTATTATAAACGAAATTCTGTGATATCTTATTGAATGAATTCTTTTGAACCTGTTCTTTCTTTTGTAGTGAATCTCTTAAATCTAATAATTTTCCTATATTATAATCGGACCCATTATCTTCTGTTACTAATTCGGCAAATACATCCTTTAAATTGCCAAAATTTGTTTTATTATTTGACTTTGGATTATCCACAATAGACTTGGTTAAAAGATTTGTTATTGTATTCGTGGATTGTGTAAAGTAATTTTTTTCTTCATATTCATCTAATTCATATTGTTCTAATAATTGAATGCCATTTTCATCCAACCACATATTATCATTTTCCATATAATATATATATATATATTATATGATTTGTTAAAGAAAAGTATAAGCAGTTTCTATGATGTTTGTTTAAAATTTGATATCCATAAACCACTGGATATTCTGTTCTTAAGATATGGCAATCCAGTATTCTCTGTAATTACACTTTCTGTAGTTGTTCTCTTTGCTCTATTTATTCTAACACCTGAACTATTAATGCTGTTTACCTCATTCGATGCTTTTTTCCAAAATAATTGACCGGATGTAGTTAATTTAATAGTATCACTATATTTTAATAAACTCGGTATCTTATGCGGTTTCTGCTCTCCCATCTTTGTTTTTTCATCATCATATATTTGGTCGTATGATAACGATCGATTTTTCACTAATATTCTATGAACATCTCTTTGTATTGCCTCTATAAAACCCACTTTAGTCTGACCTTTTACAATACTATTTAATGCGCCGAGTTGAATGGGTAATAATTTATTGCTTTTTTTATACTCGTGTTTTGTACTATTATTACTCTTAAAATAATCTGAAAATGTTTTACCATTAAAAATTTTACCAACGTTATCATTTGATATATTATAATAAAAGCCTTCTGTATTAATTATGCGTATTTTTTCTGGTTTTAAATCGGTAGGTGGTTTAATAGTTGTACATATACCATTTTTAGCTTTTTTTGGTGTTGTTTTCATTAGACATGGTATTATACTCCCGTCTAATAAATTATATAATATGAAGGACCTTAAATATTTTGGTTTCCGTGCCATTTTTTTACCAAATTCTACGGATACAACTGATAGTATCCAAGTAGTTTTTCCGTCGGGTGATTCTAAAAAATTTTTAAACTTATCAAAATCTGGATCAATTTCAGATGGATTTGGATTTGGTGGTGGTTTATTACTATCAGAAGGTATATCAGTAACATTAAACATTTTTTTTAAAAATGTTTGTATTTCCTGTTTTGCGAGTAAAGCTTTTATGTTTAACTCATCCTCTGGCATTCCTAATATATAATATATATATATTATAATTACTTAACCAACTAAATATTTGTTGAACTAAAACATTATATATATATATATTATAATTACTTAACCAACTATATATTTGTTGAACTAAAACATTATCTATCTATATCTTATAATGACTAATATAACAACTGGTTTATTAAAGAATAAAACTAGATATCTTCTTGTAAATACTAAATGTAATAAATCGGCAACTATTATGTTTTCAGTTAAAGTTGGGTCTCGTGATGAAAAAAAAGGCATCAGGGGAATATCTCATTTTATAGAACATATGCTTTTTAAAGGAACAACTAAAAGAGAAGATTCAAAGGCAATAAGTGACGATTTATATAAGTATGGTGCTGAATTCAATGCCTATACTCATTGTGAAACGACATCATATTATGCTAAAATTGATTCTAATCATATCGTTGATGCTATAGATGTTTTGTCTGATATGTTATATAATTCTAAGATAACAACACCAGATATAAATACTGAAAAAAGAGTCGTTATAAGTGAAAATAAGAAAAATCGGTCTGACCCGAAATCATTAATTGAGATTATTAATATATGTCAAATATTCAAGGGAACTTCATATGAAATTGATACAGGTGGATATGATAAAGATATTAATGCTGTTACTAGAAATTCTATAATGAAATTTATGAAATTATTCTATGACCCTGCTAATATTGTAATAACCATTGCGGGTAATTACCAGTATTCTAATGTAAAAATGAAACAGATTCTTAATAAATATTTTGGAGAAATAAAATCAAATAATTCTATAAATAATCCAAAGATAGAAAAATTCTTAGAATTACCATCTACATTTAAATATAAACATAAAGTTAGAAAAGATGTTTCTCAGGGATTTATTTCTATCGGATTTCCAGCATATAATATGAATAATAAAAACAGATATTGTTTGGAAATTATCAAAACATTTTTATGCGGAAATATGTCATCGCGTCTATTTATCAAATTGCGAGAAATTGAAGGACTTATATATAATATAAGATGCGCGTATGATGAATTTAGTAATGTGGGTTCTTTTAACATAATATTAGGAACTTTTGGGGACACCAAGAGTATTATGAAATGTATTACAATTATTATAAAGGAACTGAATGATATTAAGACGAATGTTATAAGTAATGATGAATTACAAGATGCTATTAATTATATAGTTGGAAATTTTAAAATTAATGAGGATAGTTCGGAGGTTGCTAGTTTCTATTCGGAACTTATCTTACATAAGAATAATGTAATAAAGAATAATAAAATAACATATACAGAAGATACATATTTATCTAATATAAAAAATGTTAAATGTAAAGATATAATAGAAGTGGCGAATAGTTTATTTTCATATAATAAATGTAATATTTGTATATTATCTAAACAATCTATTAAGGCGGCGGGTATTAGAAAAGTTGTTCGAGATTTTATTTGATATAATAAAATTCGATATAATAAAATTCGATAGAATAAAATTCGATATAATAAAAATTGAATAAAAAATATATAAAATAAATAATATACTAAAATATAAGATGTCACAATTCTACAAAGAACTACTCAATACAAAGAATACCGAGGAAGTTGATTCAATTCAATTCGGTATATTTGACCCTGAATTAATTAGAAAAGGGTCTGTCTGTAATATTCTTACATCTGATATATATGATGGAAACGAACCGAAGGTTGATGGACTATTTGACCCAAGAATGGGTGTAACTGATTATAGTCGTCTATGTGCTACTTGTAATAATACGATTGATATGTGTCCGGGTCATTTCGGACATATTGATTTGGCGGTTCCAATTTATCATATCCACTTTCTAGGGAGTGTTATGAAATTGTTGTCGTGTGTGTGTTTTAAATGCTCGAGTATTTTGATTAATAAAAAGGATGTTGATATGGTAACAAAAATTATGAGTAAGACAAAGAAGCACGAGAGATTTTCATTCATTAAAGAAAATCTTTCTTCTAAGAAAAAATGTCATGAATGTAATATTAATCAACCCGGTAAATATGTTAAGTCTATGTCTGATAAATATGAAAATACAATGGGTAGTATTATCAACATCTGGGCTGATTTTTCAGATACATCGGACGATAGTACAAAAGCTAAACAATTGCTTTCCCCTCTTATTTGTCAACAGATTTTCAAGAGAATTTCGGAGGAAGATTGCGAATTACTTGGGTTTTCCCATAAATATAGTCGTCCAGAATGGATGATTTGTTCTGTACTACCTATTCCACCGCCATCTATGAGACCATCTATTAGACAAGATAACAATCAGCGTTCAGAGGACGATCTTACATTCGCGTTAGTTCATATTGTTAAATGGAATAATAAGGTAAAGACAATTCTCCAGACCAATAAAGAATTTAAACATATCAATGGTTATATTAGTTGTCTCCAGTATTATGTAGCAACTTATATTGATAATCAAATATCTAATATCCCATCTCATCTTCAGCGTTCAGGCAGACCTCTTAAGGCATTGTTTCAGAGATTGAAGGCAAAGGAAGGAAGAATTCGGGGAAATATTATGGGTAAGCGAGTTGATTATTCGGCTAGATCGGTTATTTCTGTTGATCCAAATATTCGAATCGACCAATGGGGTGTTCCACAGAAAATTGCTATGAATCTAACTTTTCCAGAAACTGTTACTAAATACAATATTGATAAGATGTATAAATTGGTAAGAAACGGACACGCTAAATATCCGGGTGCTAATACTATTATTAAAATGACTTCTAACTGCTATGGTGATCCATCGCCTTGTACTTTCTCGTTGAAACACGTTGATTTGAATGGAGTTAAGCTAGAATATGGGGATATTGTTAATAGGCATTTGTTAGACGATGATGTATGTCTATTTAACAGACAGCCATCTCTTCATCGAATGAGTACTATGGGGCATCGGATTAAGATTATTAAAGGAAATACATTCAGACTTAATGTATCAGTAACAACACCTTATAATGCTGATTTTGACGGAGATGAAATGAATATGCACGTTCCACAATCATATCTAACTTCTGAGGAATTGAAACAAATTGCTCTTGTCCCCACCCAGATTATTAGTCCTGCTGACTCGGCTCCGATTATTACGATTATTCAGGATACTTTGGCGGGTGCTTATATGTTGACGAAGTTTAAGCAAGAGATTAGTAAGCGTGAGATTTTCAATCTTATGATGCGTAATAAGAATTTCACAGGTGAATTACCAGAACCCAGATATGGCAAATACTGGAGTGGACAGCAATTGTATTCATTGATTATTCCTAATATTAGCGCCACTCTTAAAAATCGTAATGAAGTATCAAGTACATCTACTCTTGTAATCGAGAATGGGAATATTATTGGAGATGGTGTTATTGATAAGAAAATTATTGGAAGTACTGGATTAATTCACGAAATTCATAATATTCTAGGGGTTAAAAAATGTCAGGAATTCCTAGACCAAACTCAAATGGTTATTACAAGATGGATGGAAAAGAATAGTTTTAGTATTGGGGTGGATGATGTTCTATTGGATAAAGAAGTAAGAAGTAATATATCTAAAATTCTAGATGAGGGTATCGCCGAAAGTAATGAACTGGTTAAATCAGCCCAACAGGGTGTTTATAAAAAGGAATTATCAGATGATGTAAGACTTGCTTCATTGGCGACAAGTATTCAGGGGTGTAATTTCAAAAGCATTGATGGTAATTCAACTGATAAAAACGAACAGAATGTTAAGAAGCAAATTAAAAATACGATTAATCCACGAAATGGTTTTTATATCGCTGTAGATGCTGGGTCTAAGGGCAGTGTTGATAACATTATGCAAATTATGGGGGCGTTAGGACAAGCAACAATTTGGGGCAAGAGAATTGAAAATGGATTTACTAATAGAACATTACCATATTATCATCGAAATGATATTGGTTCAGTTGCGAAGGGGTTTGTTAAGAATTCATATACAAATGGACTAACACCAACTGAATTTTTCTTCCATATGATGGATGGTAGAACGGGTATTATTGATACTGCGATTAGAACGGCAGATTCAGGATATATTTCTAGGCAATTGATGAAGGCGTTGGAAGATATTAGTGTTTTATACGATAGCACTGTGAGAAATAGGGCAAACCGAATTGTTCAGTTCACATATGGGGATGATGGATTTAATTCAATCAAACTAAGGAGGGTGTCGCTTGAATTGATTAGAAAGAATAACGAAGAGTTGAAGAAATTGTTTAAGTATGAAAAAGGTGATAACACAGAGTTTAATACTATGTTGGAATTTAGAGATAAACTTAGGACCGAATGTTTTCCGAATGTGGATGTTATTAATTCAGTTAATGCTTATTCACCCGTTGATATTAGGAAACTTATCAGAATGAGTATTACTAAGTTTAATATTACTAAGATTAAGATTAAAGACCTAGAAGTTGATTATGTTATTAATACTATTGATAAATTGTGCGTTGATATTGGAGAATATGTTATTCAGGGTGAATCACTATTTATTACAAACAGTTTGATTAAGTATCACTTGGCATCTAAGAGATGTATTGACGAGTATAAACTAACTAAATTGGCATTTGATTATATTGTTAATATTATTAAGTCATTGATTGATGATTCGTTCGTAGAACCAGGTGAAGCAGTTGGTCCTATTACGGCTCAATCTATTGGTGAGCCATCAACTCAGCTGACATTGAACACATTCCACGCAGCAGGTGCTGGTGCTAAATCGGATGTAATTACTACAGGTGTTCCTAGATTGAAGGAATTGATTCATGTGACTGCCAATATTAAGGCGCCTTCTATGAATATCTATATGAATAGTGAATATTCAAGTGATAAGCAATTGTCTGAAACAATTAATGCGGAATTGTTATACACGAAGATTGCTGATATTGTATCACATTCTCAGCTTATATATGATACTAAAACAAATGTAGTATTGGACGATGATGTAGAATTTATTAAGAGTTATAATGAATTTAAAGATTTGTTTAATACAGATGATGGTGGGGAAGTAGACACACCTTGGATTTTGAGAATGATTTTTAATAAGGAAGAAATGCTTAATCGTAATATCGAGATTATTGATGTCCAAGAAGTTATCTATAGGAATATTATAAACGACGCCGATATTCAGTGTATTTTCAGTGATGATAATAATAAAGATGTTGTTATGAGAATTAAGATTAAGAACGATGAAGATGATAATATTCAATTTATGAAAGAGTTAGAAGAAAAGATTAATGATTTGCCTATTAGGGGGATTTCTAATATTACAATGTCTAAATTAGACGAGATTAATATCGTTAAATATGATGAACTAGGAAATGCGAATGATTCTAAGGAATGGATTATTAAAACACAAGGTTCGAATTTACTTGATATTATGGGAGAAGATAATATTGATACAACAAGAACAACTTCAAATCATATTCTAGAAATCCTAGAAATTTTTGGAATTGAAGCGGCTAGAAATAAACTAATTGAAGAATTGTCAAACGTATTCAGTAACTCGGTTAATTATCGTCATATTTCGATCCTTGTTGATTTTATGACACTAAGTGGAGAAGTTATGCAAATTACTAGACATGGTTTAAATAATTCAAGTGATAGTGGTCCAATTGCTAAGATGTCATTTGAGGAAGTTCCTAAAGTTGTTATTAGAGCGTCTATGTTTAGTGAGGTCGATAATGCTAAGGGTGTCTCTACCAATATTATGTGCGGTCAATTATGTAAGAATGGGACGAACGCATTTGGTATTATGGTGGATGAAAAGAAATTGATGAGTAATATTATTGATACCCAGAATGAAGAAAAAGAGGAAGATGGTAATATCGAAGATATGATTAATAAAACGCTTAAACCATCCAATGTTACTGATGCGTCGTTTGATTTTGATATGTCATTAAATAGCAGTAAGCAACATCAACTCCCTCTAGGAAAATTGAAAGTTGCCAATAGCACCATTAAATCTAGCAGTGGTAATAAGATTATTAAACATAGCAATGTTCTAGGAAAATTATCACAACAGGTCGAAGAATCATCTAAGGTAGAAACTTCGTCGTCCGAAGAAGAAACTTCTGCGTCTGATACAGACGAAGAAGAAAAAGAATCAGACGAAGATGAAGAACCTATTACTAAACCTTCTAGTGCTGAAGCTGAAACATCTGACGCTGAAACATCTGAAGCTGAAACATCTGAAGCTGAAACATCTGAAGCTGAAACATCTGAAGATGAAGGTGATATTGAAACATCTGATGACGAAGAAGAGGAAGTTAAAGAAGAGAAGAAGAAGACTTTTATTGATACAGATGGAACAAGTAGTGATTCAGATTAATTAGACTAATTTTTATATTTTTTATATTTAAAAAACGATTTTATAAAAAAATTATATATGTATAGTATATATGCCAACTTATTACGAAAGTAGAAACGTAAATAGAAACGCCGTTCATCACACCGTAGCAGTTCACCAGAACACACGCGCAGCCCAGTTAAATAAACAAGGTTTTATTATGCTCCATCGCAACAATAATTACAGCAATACTATGCGTCCCTGTGTATATGTTTGCGAACGCAGTAAAATCCGTTGGATTTAAATTAATTATTATCAAGTAAATAATAATCTTTTCTTTTTTATAAAATTAAATAACTATTTAGTTATTTAATTTAAATTAAATAAAATTAATTTCTAGATTTTTCTAGAAATATTTAAGCACCGACCCAAGCATATGAATCACCTAGATAATTACAATCTTCTTTGTCTAAGAATCTGTTACAATGTTTTTCATCACCGATGGAAACTAGACAATGATTACATACTTCGTTATTAGAGTCGCGGTTGTATAATGCTGATGAATCGTCTACAACTTCATCTACTTCATTGCGGAGAAGTGTTTTACTATTCCCGCAATTAGTACATTTAGTGTAGGAAACATCGGTCGAATCAGATACGGGAGTATTGAGTGTTGTAGGTGTGCCACCACAAGGACCAGTTTGGATTACTAGGCTGGTGCCTGAGATTGAGACTGATGTTATGCAGTCACCTCCGCCACCGGAACATCCAGAGGTACAAGATCCAGTTGGTAATGTTATACCTTGTGGAACATTAGATGTATCTACATCACTACATATAGCATTGGTATTATGATCAGTTCCTGCTGCCGTACTAAGAATAGCACCTGCACAAAATTGTAACGTACCCTGTTCGCTGCTAAATATAGATGGGTGAGGTTGTGCGTAATTAAGTTTTAAACGATTTAAATGAGTTAAATGATCTGCAGCAATGCATAATTCTTGTTTATATATATTTATATCAGCTAATAATGTCATGGCATCTAATTCAGTTAGATGATCCTTAGTAAAAGCCTGAACACTATCATTCTTACCTGTCTCTCTTTTAGTAATATCAGATTCGTGAATGACTAATGATGTTAATGATATTAATTCTGTTAAATAGGGTACCATAACATTTAAATCAGATATGGTTGTAAGATGTGTATAATCTGTTAGATTAGTTAATTTAAGTGGTTCACCACTTGTGAAGTTACTATCAGTTAAAGCCATCTTAATTTTAGATGTTTGCGTTATTCCAAGTGAATCTAAAAAATTGTTTAATGCTGTAATTTCTGCCATCTTTGTTATATACTATACATAGATATTATTTTTATACGCGGTATAATTAATTAATTAATTATTATTTAGACGCATTTTTCTAGAAATATATTTTAATTTATTACACATAATAATTTCTAGTAAAACGAGAATTTATTTTTAAAAAGTGGATAACTTTTCTAATTAACACGATGTGGTTGCCCTAACATTACATTTATCAGAAGATATCGTATTAATAACCCCCTGCCAATCAAAGCACAAAACCCCCCATCACCGATTATATTGCTTTATAAAAGTGCCTTCATTAATGCCCGTCATAGGAAATCTCAATATTGGCGATGACATAACGCAAAACCCCCCTTCCCCACACACCACTTATGGATGATTCCCGACAATCAAACCACAATTCCTGCGGCGACCTAACATTGGTGTTTTCTAAATTATTTTCCAAGGCATTTAATTCCCTAAGCGTTTCTTTGTAAAGTGCTTACAATCCCTTGTTCTTTTCCCGAAGTTCTTCCATAATACAAATGGCGATAATATAATGGTTATATAAATTTGATGAGGGTTATTATTGAAAATTATATAATGTTTAATGGATTTAATGGATTTAAAATTTATTTTATTTATTTAATAAAATATTATTTTATATGATCAATAATAATATCATTCCATTTTTTAAAACAATATTCTCGTGTTAAATATAATTTACTAAACTGATATGCATTTTCTGCAATAATTTTACTTTCTTTTTCATTTTCTAAACACCATTTAATATTTATTATTAAATCAGATAAATCACGTTTAACAGGAATATAATGTTTACCAGGTTCTAATTTATCAAAAAAAAATTCTTTATGTTCTCGATCAACAATAATAACAGGTCTATGTGACCAAAGTAAATGTTTAAGTCTTCCAGAATAACCATTTCCCTCCATATGCTTTAAAATTTTGGAATAGATGGAATACAATATTTCCAAATGTGAATGATGAAAAATGTAAAATATCAAATGGATATTATGCGTTAGAGATGTCTAAAAGAAAATATATTAAAAAACATAATTTTGAGAATGACAAGCAAATTAATAATAATATTACCATTGTTGTTGCACGATATAATGAAAATATAGAATGGACAAAACAATACCAAAATGTAATAATATATAACAAAGGTTCTAAAATAGATGGGAATTATAATGAAATTATGTTAGAAAATATTGGAAGAGAAGGACATACATACTATAAACATATATATGATAATTATGATAATTTAAATGATTATACTATTTTTTTACAAGGTGACCCGTTTGACCATTCTCCAGAGATAATTCAAATTATAAATTATTTTTTATATAATAATGATATAGATATAGATTTTAAATATTTAACTAATAATGTTATTGAAACATCTTTTAATAATGAAAAAATTAACCATTATCAATGTAAAAATATATATAATACATATGAAAAAGTATTTGGAAATAAAACTAATAATAAAAAGATTATAGTTGGATGGAGTGGCTTATTTATAGTATCTAAAAAAGAATTCTAAAGAGACCAAAAACATTTTATGAAAATATTGTTAAAATTCTAGATTATTCTACTGACCCACTTGAAGGATATGATATAGAGCGATTTCATTTATTTATTTTTTCATAACTTATTAGCCATTTTATATTACTTCCAACTACCATAACATAAATGTTTTACATGGCAAGAATCTGAGGATGAAGATATGGACCAGTTTTGTTGATATAAAAATTTACTAGATAATATATATATATCATTATATTTTAGTATTAGATTTAATCTAGTAATTATTTCAGATATAGAATTTGGACCAGTAAGATTAAAAACATTTCTTTCCCCACTATTATATTTTTTCTTAATTTCATTTATGATTTCCATAAAAATTGGGTGTTTTTTACAACTAGCAAAAATTGCATTATGAACAGATGTTTTAATTTTGGTATTTAATGGATATGTCCATTCTCTTTCTATAAATAATACTCCATTATAATCTATGTAATTAATTTTCTTTTTATATAAAATATCTAAATCTGAATATACTCCTCCAAAATGATACATCCAAAATAATCGAACTATATCAATTTGCTGTATTTTAGATAAGTTAAGGAAAAAATTATTATATTCAGGGTAATAATCGTATATAAATTCATATATCATTTTATCTGTCCATAAAATATATTTATAATCTGGGTATAATAATTTGATTTTATCTGAATTTATTTTTTCATTTATTCCAATATTATTATCTTTCCACGTTTGATGAAATATTTTTGGAATCATTTTATACTTATATAAATATTAAATTAATGAAATTGAATCAAATATTTTTTTTATATCTAATATAGAATTATTTTTTGATGAAATATTGTCTGTCATTTTTGTATTACCATTTATTATATCATATAATCCAGTAAATCTTGGGTCTGTTTTATAATTTGCATGAATAAAAATAGCATTAGTATTAAATGCTCTACAAGGCAATATGCAATGCAATCTTGTTGTTATAACAAGATTGGCATATTTATATTTATCAATAAGATTATTTGCAAGTGTTAATCTTTTTTCTATTGATTTATTTTTATTTTTATCAAAATCATGTTTAATTATTTCAAACTCTTTATATTTTAAAATATCTATTTCTACATTTGGGATATAAGAACAATTTGTATTAATGTCTACTAAATATTTTTTCTCATTTTTCTTTTTAACTCTGTCAAAATATAATGTTATACATCCTGTAAAATATGCTTTAATATTATTTTTATGAAATAATTTCATTGTTGCCATATCTCTACATCCAATCGGTTCATATTTTTTAAAATAATTAATATTTTTTATGATTAATATTTCATTATTTATATGAATACTTATAAATATTGGAGTAATCTTATTAGAAGGAGGAAATTTATTTAAATTATGTATATACCACCCGTTCATTAATAAATTTACTGGTTCCCCGTCATAATCACTAAGTCGTTCTCTATCTATATAACTATATTCAGATATTCCTTTTTTTTTTAAAAAATTAATTCCTGCTAATGTTTGTATATCATCTCCTATATTTGATGTTGATGCCCATAAAACTGCATATTTTTTATTTTTTCCCCCTATAAAATGCTTTATAGGGATATTAAGAGTCGTAATAATTCCATTAGTATGTTTATTCTCGTGATTTCCACCAGCAAATGTAATAAAATAATTTTTATTTAAATATTCTGCGATATCTCTATATCCTGAACTAGAATTTGAAATTATATGACTAGATTGTCCCATAATATATAAATCAGTAACAGCATCATATAATTTTGTTTTACTATCTATTGATGAATTATGTAAATTTTTGTATTCCACTCCAGAAAATGTTGTGTAATTATATATTTTTAAATTCGTTTTCTTAAAAAAATCCAATACTAATTTAGAATCTGTTGATAAATATATATTTTTGGATTGAAGATGTTTTAAATTATCTAAATAAAGTTTTTTATAGTTTGACATTACATCAGTATTCCTTACATATATTGATATATAATTATTAGGCAAAGTGTTAATCTTATCCAAAACATGTTTTTTTAAATTATCATTTAAATCAATATAATTAAATAATAATTTGCCAAGATTACCCCCCCCGCCTTGAAAATGTAATAATACATCTTCATCATATTCTTTATTAAAATTAAACGTTAGTTCGATTTTTGTTTTTTTATCACATAAAATATTTGTAACACCATCTAGTTTTTTTCCTATAAACTCCATCGAATAATCATATGTTAAATAATTATTTAGATTATTTAATACTGATAATTTATTATTATTAAATAAATCAATAATTTCATTACTATCACAAATTATATCTATTTTAGTTTTTCTAAAACTAAAATAGTCAGAGAAATTATATCTCATGCTCTGATTATGATTTGTATTAGCGTCAATTAATAAAGTTCTCCCAGTTTTCATACAATAATTATAGCATTTCATAATTTGATTAAATGTATCATTGATTCCATTTATTAGAGAACATAATACATATTTTCTTTTAATATTTGATAAATCTATTTCATCAGTAATACTATATCCTAGTGATTTGTATACTTTCACTCCATTTTCCCCTAATCTCCATATATCATTATATTTATACAAATGGAATTTATTATTTTTTGTATAACTTAATGTATCTACATCTTTATATTGAACATAATCTTCTACATATAATCCATTCCATTCAGTATCTATCGCATTTTTAATTAATACATTTTTTGTATAATCCACAAAATAAGAAAAGACTGATTTCTTATCATTAAAAACAAATTCACATATATCACATTCAATATTATTCATACAATAAATTGACCATGTCATAATATAATAACATTTAGAATGATTTATCAATTTCATTGCTTTTTCATAAGCATCATTTTCATTATTAAAATACCATTTTTCCTTATTATATCCTGGTTGGTCATTCCAACATATAAAATTACACCCATTTGTTACCGTGTTGTGATCATTTAATAATATTAAATTTGAAAGATTCATATGAGCTATGGTAGCAGTTAATGGTCCAATATCACCCCAATCAATTTTTTTCTTATTCTCTAATATATGATTAATATAACTTACACATAAATTAGAAACATTACTATTTTTTCTTATAAATAAACTACAAGAACCTATTTTATTACCAAACTCTACATCAAACATTGCATCATATTTTTTATCAATTGATTCGCATAATTTATTTAAATCTTTTAATATAATAACATCTGTATCAAACCAAAAACCACCATGTTCATGTAACGCATAAAATCTTACAATATCACTTTTAGCAGAATATTGTAATTTTTCATATGGTATATTATCGCCATGTGCGTTTATAGAACCATTACATGATATATTACTAAATACCTTTGGTGGAATAATATACTTATGTATATTACTATCATCAACTAAAACTAGATTTATATTATGTTTATTACAAAATTCTAAATTATGTTTATAAATAGTTTTTAGAAAAGGAGGCATATTATCTAAACCTTGTCCCCAATATTGAAAAACATTTATCATTATTATTAATAATTAAAATTTGATAATATATTAAACTTATTCATATTTCAATTTTCAATTTTATAAGATGGTTTTAGGTCAGAAACTAATAAACCAGGATGTTTTTTAATAGTCCAGTTTTTGGTATACCTACCATTTAAACATCTTATTCCAATAGTTTTTTTAACAATTTTCAATTTAATTGGACCATATTCTTTAATTGGGAAATCTGAAATTAATGAATCATTTTTAGGAAAATCAAAACAATCTTTTGATACTTCTAATGTAGCTCTATATTCTCCATTTATTTTTGCACACATAAAGATATCAATCCCTCCGATATCTACATTATATATGCTTATTCTATTATTTAATTTAAATTTATACCATGGTCCCCAGTCATATGGATATTTTCCATATTCATTTGAAAATTTTATTAATATTAAATCAACATTTTTAATCTTAATATTTATATATTGCCAACAATAAATATCCCATCCTTGGATAGGATATTTATATTTTTTGTCAGAATTATTCCATATTTCTTCTACAATATTAAAGTCTTTTTCTCGCATTATGATATCAAAATCATCATCCCATAATATATGGTCGTTATTACGATAATAACCTAATAAATTACCATGACATATACTATATAATATATCATTTTCCTCTGCGAATTCGTGCCATAAATGAGCTAAATAGAATTCCTCTGTCATATAATTCATATATGTTTCTGAAAATATATCGAGTTTTTGATGTTCTGATCGGATATTATTTGGAAATTCAATTCCTTCTAATTCATAATTACCATTCTCTAATTTTGTAATATTACTTATTCTCTTCTTCCAATACTCTTCAAATTTGGTTCTAAATTCTGCTGGAATATCCTCGAATTTAGTTCCTATTAAATGAGACTCATCTTTCATTACAAGTTGATTATTTTCAAAATATAATACTCTATTATCATTTAAATTCATTTTATTTTCAGAAGCAACACTAACCTCTCCACTAGCAATGTCTATCTTATATGAATGTTTTCTTATATCATCTTCCGTTATTAGCATCTTCTTATCACCAATCTCTATATATAATGCTTTTACTTCATTTGGTATAATGTCCCCGAATAAATCATTAAACATCGTATTCTGTGGTATGACGATATCATTATCTTTTACAAAATGCTCTTTGACTATATCTGTAACATCTTTATACATATCCTGTTTTCCATACAAACATCTCATTATTATATTTAATGGTATTCTATTTCCTTTTATAAAAACAAGTTCATTCATATTCCATATGATATCCTTAAAGTTAATGAACATAATATCATCTAAAAAGATGATATTATAATCTTCTGGTTTTTTTTCATTAAATGTAAAATCTACATCTTTATAATAATTAAGTAATGAACCTATATTCCATTTATTGTCAATTATTCGTCTAGACATTAGAACTTCTTTATTCAAAATAGCTTCTTGCATTGTTTTTGCATAATTAGTAATACTAAATATTTCACATTTTATTAAGAATTCAAGTGTTTCTTTATTCATAGAAAATATATAAGATTGAACGTGAGATTTATATAATGGGTCGGAACAAGTATTTATTGTACTACCAAATAGTTTAATGTTATTTTGTAACCCATTTAGATATATATCAGTCCATTTTCCTATGTAATTCTTAGGTAAGAATGGACCAATAACAGAAGAATTCACAAATATAAAATTATCATACTTTTTATATAAATTATTTATTAGTAACCCATCACTCCACCCCCCAAAGTCATAGCCTATATTATCCCTTAAAACAAAATTGACGTAATCTGGGTAATAAAATTTTTCATTATAATTATTAGATATTATAATAAAATCAACATTTTCATCTTTAAAAATACAATTCTCAATAAATTTTTGTACTCTATCATTATAAATATGAAAAACAAATAATACAAGTAATTTATTCATAATATAATATAATTATATAATAACAAAATTATAACGAATTCGTTAGTCATATATAAAATAATTTTTTGATTTAATTTGTTTTTTCTTTGATTATGTTTTGGTTGTTGAACTTGATGGGTTTTTTATAGGAATTGTGGGTGTATATTACAATGAAAAAATATTATATATAATATATATAATGGCAGGTGATAAACAATCAAACACTAAACTTAATTATACGCTATTAAAAATAGCACAAATTTTAAATGAACATAATATAAATAATTGGTTTGTTGGATATGGAACATTATTAGGAATTATAAGAGATTCTTCTTGTATTGACGGAGATGATGATGTTGATATTATATCAAATTATGATGATTATGATAAAATAAAAAGTATATTACATACACGAGGATTTACTTTTTGTTATGAACATGGTATTAATAATACAAAAGACATATTAAAAACAAATGAAACAAATGAATATAGTTCTGTTGATTTCTATATGGCAAGAATTGACCCTCATGGAAATTATATAGATATGTGGGAAAAAGTTGTATGGAGTATATGTTATAAAGACAATAAATTAATAAAATTAGATTGGAATGGTACAGCATTATACATACCAAATAATTATGAATCTAAACTAATAAATCGATACGGAGACCATTGGCGAATTCCGCAAAATAACAAAGGACCATATCCAAGGAAAATGGTTATATAATGGTATTTAATATAATGGTAATTAATATAATGGTATATATAATGGATTATAAATTACTTACACATATTATAACAAAATGTATTGAAACAAATCATCATAATAATAATATTAGGTTTAAAATGACAAATATAATTGACTCTAAATATAATATTAAAGTTGACCCGATATTACCTAGTGAAAAAATACAATTAACATATATTTTTGAAGAAACTGGTTATTCAATAATTAATTTAAACAATAATAGTAATAATGAAATAATAATTGGCTCATTTAGTTTATTAAACCCAGATTGTTATTATCATTGGTTAATAAATGATTTTCCAAGATTATATATGTGTTATAATGCTGGTGCTCGAATATTTATAACTAATAGAAATATACCTAATTATAAATATATAAATGAAACATTAATGTTATTTAAAAATAAAATAAAGTTTATTAATATAAATGATTTATCGAGTTATTCTAAATATAATATTAAAATAATATACCCATACTTACCAGATGAGCCTCGTAATAATTTATATCAAAATGAATTTATGAAATATTTTCATATTCATCGATTAACTAATTATGCCAAATATATTATTCCAATTCATTTTAATATTACATTAAATAAAAGCCCTTTATATAAAGTTAGAATAATGAGACAGGATAATCGAGAAATATCTAATTCATATGAATTAAATAAATTTTTATATAATATTGGATTTAAAATTATTATATTAGAAACATTAGATGTTAGAGACCAGTTACAATTATTTTCAGATACTAAAATAGTTATTGCCACACATGGCTCTGGTATAGCAAATTGTTCTGTTTTGTCAAAAGAATCATTATTAATTGAAGTATGCCCTAAACAATATTATATTCAGAAAAATATAACAAAAGTTCATTTTCATTTATTATCTGAAATAGTAGGATGTAAGTATAAATATTTTATGACAGATATAAATAATAATATAAATATAAATTTATTAAAAGATTATCTGTCATATTATGTATAACATTCAAACCACACTCCAATCTCTAAATAGTGCTAAATATTTTGTTTCTCCGTGTGTAGCATAACTAGGTATTGGTGTTATAAGTTGTCTATTAGATTTTATCAATTCTATAAATAAGGCGAAATCATCAGGTATTTTCTTATTTTTACAATGTTTTATTAATATCTGTATATCCTGTTTTAATATCTTTACACTTGTTGCGAACGTCATACAGGTTGAGTTTGTATTTTTCCAATGTGTTGAGTTCGTCGTGATAACCCTCGTATATTCTCCGCCATTTTTAACAAATGGATTCGGGGATGGATTCATATATTTATCTGGATGGTCGTATAAAGATACATAATCTGCTCTTTGTAATCCTTCTAATAATACTTGTTTTGAATTATGTATATGTAAATAGTCGTCTTCAACAAAATATATGAAAGTATTATCTGGATTCTCTTTTATTGCTTTAAGAAATGTAAATGCCAGTCCATTTCCATTTCCTAGATTTGTTCGTGTTATTTGTTCTGTGGAAACATATTTGAGTAATTTTGCGTATGTTACTTCTTCAACATTATCGGCAATAATATGAATATCTTTCTTATGAAAATGTGTAATGAAATTTCTCAAACAATTTTCCCACGTTATGTATGATGGCTTATTCTTTATATTCCCTTTATCACTTATTCTATAATAAATCTTAAGTTCCATTTTATATAAGAAAATATTATTAGCTAGAAGATTTAACACGGGATTTTTAATAATCCGCTATATATTATATGTCATCTAATACGCCCGACGATATAGACAAATTCTTCACCAAACTTATATCACGACATAATCGGAAATATAGTGATTATTTCAGGACTATTGAATTGCCCAATAAGTCCGATAATGCCCTTGTTATCGTTGAACCACGATGTCATCGTAATCTCGCATTTTGTATAAAGAATGCCTGTTATTATTGTAGGGGGTGGTCGCTTTATATTTATCATTCTAGGGCTAATCGGGGATTTATAGAAAAGATATTAGGGGATAAAAAAGACAATGTTAATTTAATAGAATTCTGTGATAATAATATCACACGCGACGAATATAGTAGTCTCCTATGTTCGGTCGATTTTTGGATTAAGATAAAGGCGGTTAATGTTCTCATATTTCAAACCGACACACATATACGACGATTTGGTATAGAGGAATTCTTGAAATATGATTATGTAGGAGCGCCTTGGCGGAAAAGTCCGTCGGTATTTGAATGTAATGTGCTGGTAGGAAATGGCGGATTGTCATTAAGAAAGAAATGGCAAATGATAAAGATTATAACAACGTGCCCTCTCGATAAATACATAGAAGAACATTATAATAACCACAATGAAGATTTGTATTTCGCCTATTTCGCACAAAAACTAGACCTAAAAGTCCCAACCCCAGATGAGGCGATGAAATTCTCAGTTGAACACATATATTACCCCAACCCAGTCGGAACACATCAGGCGAGTCATGAGATATATTGATGTTGTTGTTTGGGGGTATGATACACAATTTTGCAATACCAGCCTAATTATACACTATTACTTGTATCGATTATATCATCGGTTGAAACGTTGTCATTCATAGTATTTATTGCTTTTTGAAATATCGTAGAATACTCAAGTGCTTTTGTTTGAAATGGAAATGTTGTCAACCCACTAGAACAAGATGTTGAAACATTTTTTGGATTTTCTTTATATTCACATGGAGTATCGCGCTGAAAACTCCACATTCCAATATGACCAGATGGTCCAAATGTACTTGGAAAGTGTTTTTTCATACTATCATATAATGGTGTACCACTATCTGCGTATTTATAACAAGTATATGTTTGAGGTGGATATAAATCAGTATCTTTGGCCTTATTCCAAAAAGGGTTATTTATATACAGATACATGCTTGGTGAATCCATTTCTGACGCATAAACACCATTAGAACTTTTTATAAAATCAGTTACTAACTCTGCACCTGTTAATGTAAATGCACCATCATTACTATCATTTAATCCATTCATTGGTGTATTTCCTATTCGTGAAAAGTATCCATCAGACCATGTGGTCGCTTGGTTACCATCATTTAACCAGTAATCTTTGGGATTGGATTTACCCTTATAAATTTGTTCGGAGAACTTTTGCATCTGTAACGCTGTGTTACAAACAGCAAATATAGACGCGTAACCCATTATAGTATTTTTATTACTATCCTTTTGAAAAACATCTTTCTTTTTAGCATTGTCAAATCCATAATTTTCTATATCACCATAATCCATTGTCATTAGATTTATCCATAATCTTCTTCGAACACTTACATTACAATCTTGGAAAGCATACATTGTTAGCCATAATATAAAATATGCTTTATCTAATCCTATTGGTAATACAGGGAATGTATATCGCACATTAATATAATCATTCTCCATCATTAGTTTTCTTAATGCTAATATTCGTAATATTTGCGGTTTCCATTGAATTATACCCTGTGCTACAGCTTCAACGTCAAAATCTATCCATCTTACTTTATAATATTTAACTGGTAAATAATAACAAGGATATAAATTTTTATCATATTGCGTTATATTAGGTGTAGATGTCCCGTCATATTCCCATCTATAATCTGAAACATTGTCATGTTCTGAATTTACATCATCTATATAATATGTTTTTAATGTATCTATTATTTTACGTTGGGGTGAATCCGGGTCCGCCTGTTTATCTGGTAATATTTTTAAATCGTTATAATTTGCTAGATTAGCAATAAATGTAGTGTCGTCTATTGCATGTTTGGTTACTAAGGCATCCGCACACATTTTATTATTATAACCCCCATATGATAATATTACATCACCATCACTCTGTCGAATTGCATTTATCCAATTATTTAATGAATTTTTTTCTTGATAATAATAATCAGCCATTGTATCATACATCCATTGTTGAAATGGTGGAGAATTTACTCCGCCAAAACATGGACGATGATCAATTGGATAATGTATTAGTTTATTAGTCACTTTATCTGTTTTAGTCACTTTATCTCCTCTAGCTGAAACTAAAAATGCTAATGTTACAAATCTTTGACCTGGTATAGTATCGCCAGAAAACATTGTTTTCATATAACTATCAGTATTAGGCTTTGAATTTGGATTATTATACGTTATATCTCTACCATAATATCCAATACTATTATATATAGCTTTTATTGTACATTTATTATCTTTTTTAATATCTAACGTATATCCATTTTTAAATAAATATCCTCCACCATTTGATAATACAGGTGGGTATAAACCTATATCTATATAAGGAGTATACATATAATTTGGATAAGATAAATCTGTTTTTTTATTAATTGTTCCATATGGATTATCACACGATAGTTGGGGTAATTGTGGTCCCGTTTTTTTATTTTTCTGTATTAAATAAATATTTGGCTGATGTATTGATAATCCAGTTGATAAATCCGTTAAAATATTATCTGGCATGTCAGGTGTAGGATAAAATATTAATTTATTTAATTTAATATCTTTACTTTCTTTTACATTTGTGTTTATATTATTAATAATAGCATTAAATATAGTACTACCTAATGGATTATATAATTCTGCTAATGATTCGGCGTCTTGAACACTTGAAATATTTAAAATATATTTATTTAGGAAATCGGGGTTTGTATCAGGATTTACATATTTAATTAAATTAGACGGAGCAAGTAATGCATTTGACGCTCTACTATCACCCGATATTTTTGAATAAGCCCAAGGATCTATTGAATCTCCTAATCCTCCACTAAATTTAATGATACTATTTGATATTCCATAATACATAAATAAATTATTTGATACATTCATATTATATGATAATAAAGATATCGGGTCAATGTATTTAGCATTACTATACAATGATAAAAATATATTAGAGGTTGTGGCGCAAGAATATTTATCAGAACACGTTATTAACCCGGCACCTTCTAAGGTATCAGATTCATTTGCTAAAGTATAATTAAATGCTGGAAGTAATGGGTCTTCAAGAAATATTGATGGTGGTGTGTTGTTATAATATGCTAACTCAGACGTTTTACTCGTTGTCATGTTAGTAATCTCCGTATCAACATTATTTTTATACCATAGTATTGTATCACTACGACTTGTTTTTAATGTTGAAATTGCAAATTTAAAACCATTATAGTCCGTACTTGGACAATATACAATTAAATAATCTTTTAAAGATTTTCCACTTGTATCAGGTAATTTACTTAATATGTCAAATGCATCTTTGTTATATGCTTTTAATAAAGCTACATTATCACTACTACCTATATTATTTAAGGTTGTTTCTGGCAATGTGTCATCTATAAATAGTAATTTAGTACACGGATATTTATTATTATTATACTCAGGATTCATTACATTTTCTTTCACGAAAGGTGTACTTTCTTTCTGGGATTTAACAACAGATACCATTACATTCGATCCTGTAAGATTTGGAATATCAAATCTACCAAATCTGCTATAAAATTTATATTTATTTGTAAATAATTTTTGGTTGAATAAATCTTTAATATCATCAGAATCTTGTATATTATTTTTATAAATATCACTTACTTTTTGTCTAATTACAGATTGTCCTAATATTGAATATTGCATTGGATAATACCACTCTTTTTCTAAATCGGCGGCATTATCCAAAATAGGATAAGGACTATTATTATCAAAATATATGATATCATCTTTAGTTAATATATCATCTCCACTAGATCCATTCTTAGATTTATATTTTTCAGGAACATATTTTGGTTCTGTATCTCCATAATAATACGCAAATGGTAATATTGGACCTTGTGTATAATCTATTTTTATTTCATTAGATGTAATAGTCAGTCCTGTGATATTAGTTGTCATCTTTTATAACATATAACAATATTTTATTTCTACACAAAATCAAATTCATCCAAATGATGAATGATGGGGTGTTTTAAATAATACGCATTTATTCCTTTATTGTAGAAGTGGCGGATTTTCCAATCCATATGGGGGATTGTGTTTCCTTCTACTTGCCAATTACCCATTATATACAAACTATCTATGGGTAATAATAATTTTGTCATTTTTTCTATAGAATTTGGATTAATCATATATCCAAATAATCCGTGATTTGTTTCTCTATGTTGCCCCTCCACTGGTTTAACTATATATTCATTAACTGGTTGCCCCCGCAATTTCCCACCATTCCCCAAGAATAATATGTCATAATCACGCGGGATATATTTATAAACGCGGTCTAGTAATATTTCAATATTGAATTTTATCTTAATATCATCTTCTAGAATTATATATTGTGGAACCTGAACTCTCTTGCCTAAAGGGATTGCCTTATACTTATTTAATATCTTATTCCATAATAAAAGATGAGACATATATATACTTAGTTTAACTTTGTGTTTATAAACACTCTTAATATTTGTTTCCGGTGTTAAATATCCATTTTGTATTAAAACTCTAATCATTTTATCGTCTAATAATTTATTATCAAATGCCTCATATCTTATAAATTCGGATTTAGTATTATACAACTGACCTATACTATTTGTCATAAGTTTATTTCTAATAGGCGAGTCTTTCATATTGATATAATAAAAACGATACATATAAGTTATATCTGTAGTTTAATAATAATAAATAAACATATATGGCGACAAAAGATGTTAATATAGATGATTTAACATATAACCTATTATGTAATAGACAAAAGAAAAGCGCTAATAATTCATTCGCATTTAAATCAAATAAAGATGAAACCCGACAAGTTATAAAAGAAACACCGCAATACGATGATACTAAACAAATACTCAAGATTATTAAACAGAAACTGAATAATAAATCCGTTAAAAGCAATAAACTAGATACCATAACCGATAATCTGTTGATGAATTGCCTAGAATTAATAAAATACAACTTGGATAAGTCTAGAGTCTAAAGGACGCTACAACTTGGATAAGTCTAGACATATAATTAAGAATAATCAATTGTGATTTGACTACTACTTATAGTTAAACCGGTTATTTTAGGCTCTCGTGTATAAATTCCACGCCATATATATCCACCACTAGCCCCCGCATAAACACTTTTACCTGAACTATTTGTTGATACACCCAAAGATGATAATTTAATTGATTTAGTCCAAGTACCTTTCCCATAATTCTGATTATAGTATATATATCCACCATTACTTTTAGGATCCGCCCCAGTAGCATAAACACTTTTACCTGAACTATTTGTTGATACATCATACCATAATGATTTAATTGACTCCGATTTAGTCCAAGTACCTTTCCCATATTTATGATTATACCATATATATCCGCCATCACCTCCAGGTCCTTTAGGTCCAAAATCAACCGCATAAACACTTTTACCCGAACTATTTGTTGATACACTAAACCAAAATGATTTAATTGACTTATATTTATAAAAATCACCTTTCCCATAATTCTGATTATACCATATATATCCACCATTACCTTTAGGACCCCCCTCAACCGCATAAACACTTTTACCTGAACTATTTGTTGATACACCAGTCCATTCTGATTTAATTGATTTAGATGGATGAAAATCACCTTTCCCATAATTCTGATTATACCATATATATCCGCCATTACCTTTAGGTCCCCCATCAACCGCATAAACACTTTTACCTGAACTATTTGTTGATACACCAGTCCATAATGATTTAATTGACTTATATTTATAAAAATCACCTTTCCCATAATTATGATTATACCATATATATCCACCATTACCTTTAGGACCCCCCTCAACCGCATAAACACTTTTACCTGAACTATTTGTTGATACACCAGTCCATTCTGATTTAATTGACTTAGATGGATGAAAATCACCTTTCCCAGATTTATGATTATAGTATATATAATCATAACGATCATTCATCCCGTTAGGTACAGCATAAACACTTTTACCCGAACTATTTGTTGATATACGACCCCATCTTGATTTAATTGAATTTGATTTAGTCCAAATTAAATCACCCATATTATAATATATACATATATTTTAATTTTAACCGATATTAAAAATTAGATAAAATATAATATAATATATATTAAATGAAACATAAAAAGGGGTGTATGTGTATATCAATTCTTGTTATAATTATAGTTATCGTTATAACAATTATTCGTATTATAAAGGTTAAATCAATAGAACATCTAACAACAGATGATCTAAAAGGCAAAATTGATGAATTGTCGGCAAAGTTCAACGCATTTTCAAAAGATAAACCGAAACAATTCGTTTCGGTTTCTAAGAATTATATAGCACCCCCTCCTATTAATCATAGTGGTATTAATCTATCAAGTGGTCGACTAACAAATGGAACGGGTAATATATTAAATAGGGCGGGTGGTCCTGCGGAATATGTATCGCCATATCTTATAACACCGCCTAAATTTACTAGAACTTTTCATACTTGGTTTTATGAAAAAGATGGAACTATCCGTAATCAATGGGATAGTATAAGTAATCAAAATGGAGGTTGTTTATATAAACACGATAAACCAGGTAAATGTACTAATTCTAAATATAAAACAGCGGGATTATGTAGAGAAAAGGGGGGGCAATGGATTGAAACAATCGGATTAACTAAAAATAATTCTAAATGTAGTACATTCACACACGATGCGTTTGGAAGAATGGTTCATCATAACAAGGGTCATTCTTCTGGAACAAAGAAATGTATGACTGCGGTTAAAACAAAATCTGATAAAATAATAGTAGGATTAGACGAATGCCACGATAATAAAATATCAATGAAACAATTATGGTCATTCCACTAACACGATTCGCTAACACGATTCACCCCACTTAATTTCCTTTAGAATTAATAATTGGCTCGAATCGTTTATTTTATTTATTGGTTTATATTTATATGTTTCTGGAGATATAATATTTTGCCCGTTTAATTCATTTAATGTAATTGTTTTAATATTTTCCACATTATTAACAATTTCCTTATATGAAAGCGGGGTATTACTCTGTTGTGTTGGTCCACTCTTTGATTTTGAATAATCTAAATTCGATTTAACAGAACTTTTTTCTTTCCGAACTGGTTCTTTTTTCTGTATCACTGGTGCTCTCTTTGAATGAGATGAATCTCTTTGTTGTGTCAAGTTTTTATTATATTTACTCGAAAAACTTGTCATTTGCTATATTTAATATACTATTAATGTTTTATATTATTTTCTTTTTCTTGTAATAAAATATTATAATACATCATTAGGGGGACAAATGGTTTAATTGTTTCTTTGGCTATAATATTATTATTAATGCGACTAATTGCGTTTGTTGATAATCCGGCATTTTTGTAATTTATATTTAAATTTTCTATTTTATCATTTAGAGTTGCCATCATCTCTTCTATATCCTTTATATGTGATATTAGATTAATATTATTCAAGTTTGTATTATATATTTCATTTAAAATAATTGCGTTCTCTTCCAAGTCAGTCATTTGTGATTTTATATTAGACATTATATTAGACATTATATTCAACTGATAAATAAAAGTTAAATATAAAACGCCCATTTAACTTAAAGATATTAAATATATATCGTTATTATAATATATATATGGATACCAATTCTCCAAACCAAGACATGACACAAATGTTAAAATTAATAGTCGATATGAATAATAATATTAAAAGACTTGAAACTAAAATAGATAAATTGGAAACAATTATTTCAACACATTGCGACAATGGTCCAGTCATTGACCAACCCATTGACCAACCCATTGACCAACCCATTGACCAACCCATTGACCAACCCATTGTCCCAGTCAATGATCCAAATAATTATACTAAAACACCTCGTATTTTTAAAAAGGAGAAGTTTGATTTTGATGAGGATATAGTGCGTAAAATATTAGAGAAATCAAGTCAATCTGGTGATTTTGAAATATTTAAGTTAATGTATACAACAAATGAGAATGGTGTTTACCCATTAAGAAAGGTTAAAACCGATTATCAATATTGGAATGGTGATAATTTTATTTCCGATCCTGAATATGAATTTATAAAATCGGTATTAACATCTAATATTCGCCATTGCTATGTAAGGGTTAATAAATATAGTGATATGAATCTTGAAAATGCTGATAAATTCATAAAGAATCAAGAACATATTGAAAAATTGAATGACCCTAAATATATAAATAAACTAGTTGATAATATTTTTAAGAAGCTTTAATAATTATATATATATATATTATATATGTCACTTGTCTATAATAATCGAACGGGATGTTATATATACAAAAAAATTACAACCAATGTTCCAACCAATGTTACAACCAATGTTACACCCATCGACTTAACTACACCACCCGCCAATTTAACAGAAGCACACCAAATGATATTAGGATCAAATAATCTAGTAACCCATCATTCCACAAATATTAAAGTTAAAAAACCCAGAATTTGGCTATTAACAAGTGCGGCAGAAGGTGTTTATTGGGATGAAATTGAAAGGGGATTTACTGATGCGATTAAAATATTAAGATCTCAAATTAAAGAGGCGCGATTTATAAGAGCAGGGTTAGGCATAGCAGATGAATCAAGTAGAATAGAAAAACAGAAGAAAATTTTAAGAGAGATTAAAGCTGGAAAACATAGAATAGATTTACTAATGGTTACCTGTGCTAATATAAATGATTCGGAATTGGTGAATTTAATAACTGATATAATCGATTTAGATAATGGAATCGAGGTTGGTACACTTGATGTTTATGGATTTCACCACCCCAAAGCAATTACTTTTTTCGGACCACAACCTTGTGAAATTGGTAAAAAAGTAGCAAGTAAGGTCGAGGAGTTAATAACAATAAAATCTTCAACTAATATACTCGTCATAACAATATATCCGGGTTGGGGTGCGTTAGAACAGAAAGTTAAGTGTATTCGTGAGTATTACAAAGGTAAATGTAATCTAGATGTATTATATATAAAAGATAAAACCACGACCGAACAAATAATATTAGATAAACTAAATCATAGAGATTATCACGTTGTTATTAATACAACATTATCAACTATAATTCATTCAGTAAATGCGATTAGAACATTTCTGAGTAATCGGAACATTAATATAATAAATGTTTCGACAGATTACACAAAATTATATCTAGATGATGCTAAAACAATTAGAATAGACGATTATATAGAAGACGGGTCATTGGAATATGCGAATGGATGGAATCAATATTATATTGGATATACATCTGTATTCCATTGTTTATCTAAAACATTGCTTTATACAAACCATCGTGTGGATGATTTACCATTCACGATTGGAAATGGTGACTCAAGTGTTGCTTTTAATAATCAAGTTGAACAAACGGCACCATTAATTCATGAATTTGGCGGTGATAGTATAGCGACCGAAGAGTGGTGGAGAAATACGACGAATTATATAGAGGTTGAATCCTCTACTAATGTAGGTATACAAAATTTTAATTTACAACAAGAATTTAATTGGGTAACAGAAAAGAAAATATCACGAAATGCGAAATATCAAGGGGGGTGTAATTCGTGTGTCGTTGCGTCTGGTTTGGTATTGGTCGAATTCCTATTGAGAAAATTGGGCAATTATACAACCGAGCATTATCCTGAATTTTTGTCATTACCTTTTGCTATAGACAGATTTACAAATAACAAAGGTGATATTTGTAGGGGTAATAATTTCATAGATGATAAGATAGGCGAACAATTAATAGCTCATCATCAAAAAATTCCATCTCATTCGAATTATAATAGAGATAATACAAGCATTCAAACACCCCACAATAATTATAATAATTATATAGATTTAGACACACAATTTCAAACAAAATATAGATGCGTAAAACCAGTAATTACGGATTTAAATGAAACAACAATTAAGTACGCTGCCGAACAATTTATAAAATTATTATCATATGGTCCTATTGTATTTATAATAAGAAGCCCTAATTTTGATGCATTAACGGGATATCCAAGCACATCCAATCAGATTGGTAATAAAAAGGTGTTAAAAGACAACTCTGGAATATCAGATTCGACAAGACCATATTATTCTGTAATTAATGTTGAAGTTAAACTTAATGGATATACATCGAATCCACCAAATATTTTTAAATCAAATGATATTATACCACATAATACATTAAATATTAAAGTAATACAATCGAGTTATACATGGACCCGTTTAAATTATAATTATACATATAATTATAATCTAACTATTTCTCATTCAGAGGATACTTTACATCAAATAAAAATAAATAATACAATAACAGCACCGGCTACTTATGATAATATTGTTTGTAAAATTACTGAAATAGTATTAGAACCGACCTCTAATATTTCTACAATAGACTCGGTAGGACATATGATGACAGGTGTTGGTATAATAAATGAAAGTGGAACACCTTTAATGATAGTAAAAAATAGTTGGGGTAACACATTTGGCGTAAGCGAACTAGGGGATCAATATAGTTCTAATATGAATAAAAATGGGTATTGTCTAATTAATTTATATGATTTAGGCAATGGGTTTAACGGAACATTTAATATTTATCAATATGGTGCGTTACAATTTAATGTGGGTGATGATTCTTTAATAGATATTAATATAGATCCATTATTAATACATACAATAAATGAAACTGATATAACATATAAAAGTTCAAATAATATATTACTTGATGTTTCAAGCGTAGATATATTAAGTATAAGTAGATGTAAAATAACTTTATATAATAGAACTACTCAGAAAACATATAATCTATTAAAAGATAAGTCGAATATTATAAGTAATAGTATTAACATATTAATCACAAATGATATGATTAATGAGAACATTAATAAAAAACATACTGAATCACCTATTAATATAATTAATACATCTGCGAATTTTGATATTAGTATTCAACTATTTGGAAATAGTAAGAATGGTCCAGTTTCTAACTTAGTAACACTGAATACAATTCACGCAGATTCAATTGATTTTTTACATCCTAATAACTATAGTAATTCATTAGACGTTAAATGGAAAATTGATACAAACCGCCGTGTAGTATTAGTATTCGAACAAATTGAGGTAGAATCTACATATGACCATATTACACTATATAATAAAGATATATCAGATACTAATATAGTTGATATATATAATACGAGTATTACGGGGTTTAAGTATAACATAATTGAAGATAATAATGACCACCACACGTTGGTTTTTCATTCAGATAATTCGAATAATAATAAAGGATTCAAAGTATCTATTTTAGATGTAAATCATCTAAAGGCAAATAACATTCATAATAAAGACGTATATGTTTTCGGTGTAAATACACCGAAATATGATTCACTATCTAATGTATCTAATATTACAAACTGGGTTAGTCTAAAATCACATATAATAGATGCTGAATTATCTACTCCAACAATTCAATTAAATAGAGATACTATAGATACATCCAAATATAATATTAATATTTTCAATAACGGAATATCATATGATATGACGAATATTACAAATATTAAATATGTATTAACAAATAACTTAAATTATAATCCAAGTGAATATAGTAGTAACATTAGTAATATATCTAGCAATCAATCAATTTCAGTTACAACTAGCTTAGATTCAATATTTTCATCGCCGAATGATACACCTCCAAATAGAGATGTAGGATTAGTTGGTTATAACAATATTGACAATAATTCTAGTAATACACCATTTAGAAATATAATCGACTATAAATATAAATTACAATTATCGAATCATAAACACACTACTTCATATGTTAATTATGAAACAATTAAATTCTACCCGCAAAATTTAATTGTTTCATATCCTAACAATACTGATAAATACAAACAAGGGGTAGAACATCACTGGGAACTTAAATTTTATGGTAAAGTATATATACACGGACATTATAACATTGAACAAACTGATTTAACTAAAATAACACATAATAATACTTCAAAATCGTTAGTTGGTAATAATAATTATTACGTTGATTCATATGGAACAGATGGGACTGAAACAATTATTAAGATTCAATTAAATTCTGCGACTAATAGCAATACAAATAATGGATTTTATTTTACATTTAGTTCAAACAAAAATATTTATAATATATATAAGAAACATTCTGATTGTATGTCATGTGGTTCTGGTGATATGATGACGAATAATAAAGTATATTGTTCTGATAATAATGCGTGTATTAACTATAATAGACCAAACACAAAATGCGCCGACAACATCGATAATTGGACGAGAAATTGCGATTCATTAAAGAACGCGATTGATGTTATTGGCAAATTTATACCAATTCCAACTACGTGTATTTCAGATGCTTGCGGTGTATGTGATGGAGATGGTAGTTCTTGTGCTGGATGTGATGGCGTTGCTAATAGTGGTTTAGTAAATGATGCGTGTGGTGTATGTGGCGAAGATGGTAGTACTTGTTTAGGATGTGACGGCGTTCCTAATAGCGGTGTAGTAAATGATGCGTGTGGTGTATGTAATGGAGATAATAGTTCTTGTTTAGGATGCGATGGCGTTGCTAATAGTGGTTTAGTAAATGATGCGTGTGGTGTATGTAATGGAAATAATTCGTGTTTAGGATGTGATGGCATTGCTAATAGTGGTAAAGTAAATGATGTATGTGGTGTATGTGGTGGAGATGGTAGTTCTTGTGCTGGATGCGACGGCGTTGCTAATAGTGGTTTAGTAAATGATGCTTGTAATGTATGTGGTGGAAATGGTAGTTCTTGTGCTGGATGTGATGGCGTTGCTAATAGTGGTTTAGTAAATGATGCTTGTGGTGAATGTGGTGGGAATGGTAGTTTTTGTAACTCGGAGCCATTGTGTGCAACTGCTAAATCTGGTGAAAATAATAATATCACAGATACTAATGTAACACATATACACGCGATACATTATTCTACACTCGAAGAAATAACGTGTCGGTTAAATAAGATAGGTGGTATTATTAATAATAATTTACACGAGAATTTAAGAATATTAAAAGATGGTGATGTATATAAACCAACTGGAGAATGGGTTAATGTTAGTTTATTACATTCTATGATAACAGATGTTGAAAATACATCGAGAAAGTCATGGGATCCATTTTACACAAATTATTATTCGTGGAGTTGGGCATTTACAAAGTTATAAATCAACAATTATCTATGTCATACTTAAATCTATGTCATACATAAATCTATGTCATACTTAAAAGTTGGTATTATATTAAACATTTATATGAATGCCTTGCCCGATAATATATATATAAAAATATTAAAATATACATTTCCACTAAATGAAATAAATAATTCAGATATTGGTGATACTATTAATAATATTTTGACTAAAAATGGATATTGTTATAAATGTGGTGAAATTAATAGGTCAATTAATTGTATTTATTGTAATACAATATTATATTATTATTGTAAATCGTGTTTGTTTTGTAAAGGTGATTGTTTATTGTGTTGCGTTGATAGTTATAAGAATAACGGAATGTATAATTATAATATGTAGATTTAATTTTCACTAAATTTAATTTTCACTAAATTTAATTTTCACTAAATTTAATTTTCACTAAATTTAATTTTCACGAAATCTAAATTAAAATCTAATATAATATATAAATGCGCGTTGTATATAATAACCTCTCGGGATGTTTTACATTATGTGATATTGATACTAAAAATAAACCAAAAAATGAAAATCCGGGTGGATTATTAGGTGGAACCGCACCTCAATACACTCCTATTACAAATAATAATGAATTAAAGACGGCTGTTAATATGTATATAGATAATAAGGAAGATGCGATTACGATATATGGACCTATTGAAGACTGGAATACTAGTAATGTAAAGAGTATGATGCGTGTATTCATCGGAAAAGAAACATTCAATGAAGATATTAGTAAATGGAATACTAGTAAAGTTACAAATATGGATCATATGTTTACTAATGCAACATTATTCAATCAAAATATTAGTACTTGGGATACTAGTAAGGTTACAAATATGGATCATATGTTCACTCATGCAACATCATTCAACCAAGATATAGGAAGTTGGAATACTAGTAATGTTCATGTTATGTTTGATATGTTCGGAGAAGCAACATCATTCAATCAAAATATAGGAAGTTGGAATACTAGTAGTGTATATAGTATGACTAATATGTTCAGTCAAGCAACATCATTCAACCAAGATATAGGAAGTTGGAATACTGGTAGTGTGGGTGATATGAATCTAATGTTCTATCAAGCAAAAGCATTCAATCAAGATATTAGTAAATGGAATGTCGACAATGTCGTAATCTATGATTCATTTGGTACAGAATCTCCCTTATGTAAGGGAAGTATGTGTTTAATACCACCTAACTTAAGTAATTCACTCGCTTGTTCTGGAACACAGGCGAAGGCATTTGAGACTAAAACTGATTTTTTAACGGCTATAAAAGCATATAACACTAATCCTTGTGCCAATACAGGATATGGAAATATTGAATATTGGAATACTAGTAAGTTAACAGATATGTCAAGTTTAGGATTTGGACCAGACTTTAATGCAGATATATCAAGGTGGGATACTAGTAAGGTAAAAAGTATGTTTCGTATGTTCAACGAGGCAACCTCATTCAATCAAAATATAGGAAGTTGGAATACTAGTAATGTTACGTCAATGCCGTTTATGTTTCTTTATGCGTCTACATTTAATCAAGATATTAGTAAATGGAATACTAGTAATGTTACGTCAATGCTGTTTATGTTTGGTGGGGTGACATCATTCAATCAAAATATAGGAAGTTGGAATACTAGTAGTGTAATAAATATGAATAATATGTTCTATAAAGCAACGGCATTCAATCAAGATATAAGTAAATGGAATGTCGATAAGGTTACAGACTATAAGTTATTTGCTACAGAATCTCCGTTATGTATTAATAAGTGTTCATTGCCTAAGTATTTTAATAATATAATGGCGTGTAAGGGAGAACAACCGGACGCATTTAATAGTAAACGTATTTTAATGGATAGTATTAACGATTATTATAATAACGCGTCTAATCTGAACTCTTGTAGCTATCAATCATATGGAAATATTGAAGCATGGAATACTAGTCAAATAACGGATATGTCATACTCAATACCGAATACTATATCATTTAATTCTGATATATCAAGATGGGATACTAGTAATGTAACAGATATGTCAACAATGTTCAGGCAAGTAAAATCATTTAATCAAGATATTAGTAACTGGAATATATCTAAAGTCGGGGACAACTATTTAGCATTTGGATACGACTCATCGTTATGTAGTAAAGCAGGTGCTACTTCTAAACCCAATGGTATGAAATCATCCATTGCCTGTAATTTATAATACAATTTATTATATATGATTTATTATATATGCCATCTTCCAATGTACAAAAAGTAATTATTGTTGTGATAATTTGTTTATTATTATCTCATATAATGTCGGTCCATATGTATAATAAACATTCAGCAGACATTGAACAATATAATAATTCACCAACTTTAAATAAAATTAATACAGATTGCGACTGCTATGATAGTATCAGTCGAAAAGATAAACTCTTTACTCCAACAGCCGTTAATATTCCAATTGATAATGCCGTATTTAATACAAAGTATAATATAGAATCGAAGGATAAAATGAAAATAACAGGGAAATATTGTTTCCCCATTGAAAAGTATTTATACGATGGTATATGGGATGGGGTTAAAACGAATATTAACAACCCTTCTAATAAACAAACACTTAAATGGGATATTACTAGAAATAAACAAATTGAAGATATATATTGTGGTGATAAATTATTAATATTACCAGAAAAAAGAATGTTACCCGGTGATGTTATAATGAATAAGTACGATAATTCTTGTAATGTTAATTTCCCAAAACCAGCTAAGTGTCATAAACGAAAATTTGACGATGATATAAAGAAAACAACATTTGATAAACATACTATAAATGGATTATAAATTACAAACATATATAAAGATTATTATATATGTTTAATATAAGAACCATATAAGATATATAACAATATTGTTAGTTTGATACATTCAAAATATTATTAAAATTTTTTATATTTAAAAATATAAAAAATATAAAAAATTTTAATAATATTTTGAATGTACTCAGTCTATGTGGTTCTTAGAAGACTCACAGCATATTTTTTATAAATATAATATAATAAAATTGTCTTCTGGTATCTTTTATCCAGATACACACGCGCGCGGTTAATTATTAGATTAGATAGGTTAAATAGGTTAGTTTCATTTTAAAAAACATAAAAAACATAAAAAACATAAAAAACATAAAAAACATAAAAAACATAAAAAACATAAAAAACATAAAAAACATAAAAAACATAAAAAACATAAAAAACATTTTAAAAACATTTAAAAAACATTTTAAAAACATTAAAAAACATTTTAAAAACATATAAGAGACTTACAGCATTAATTATACAATTTTGTCTTTAATTTTGTCTTTTGAATATGTTAATTATATATATATTATATAATTAACAACACCCCCCGAATGTGTCTTATAAAATATTATATTATATTTTCATAATATATATGAAATATATTCCGAATGAAACATTTGATGTTAACAATTTAACGTGTGTAAACCTAGACACAAACAATAAAGTTATATTCAAGTGTATTTTTATATCGGATTATAAGTTTGAGATTCAGCTTATGAATCTAGATTATTATAAGAAAAATAATTCTATATTTTCTTTTAAGTATTTCCAAAATAGTGGGGATATATGTATTTCTAATGGAACGATTTCAATTCCATTAGAAAATAACAATCCTGATAACAATCCTGATAACAATCCTGATAATATAAAAGTATTATTTAATGATAATAAATATAATGACTTATACAAACTTAAGTATAATGTATCAAATAATTTATTAAGTATTTCGGTTATGTATATTAATACATCAGATATTATTAAAGAAGATGTTTTTATTAAATATTATGACAAATCATTCGAAATATTTAAATTTGATATTAAAAATTTCACGAATGAAATTTACTCAACTGAAATAACAACTTCTTTTAAACTTTATAAATCAGAGGGTATTCGTGATAATACTATTACCGGGTTAATCCCTAAAACGATTATACAAACATATAATACTAGACACGTAAATATACATATATATAATGCTACTAGGACATGGACTTTATTAAATCCTAATTATAAATATATCATATTCGATAATGAAGAATGTAGAACATTTATTAAAAATAATTTTCAACCCATTGTTCTTAGAACATTTGATGGATTAATACCAGGTGCGTTTAAAGCAGACTTATTTAGGTATTGTTATTTATACAAGAAGGGGGGTGTTTATTCAGATATAGATAATATGTGTTTAGTTCCAATGGATAGTATTATAAATAAAACAGATTCGTTTTTGTCTGTTAAAGACAGACCTCATTCGACTATATTCAACTCATTTATAGCAACAAAGCCGGATAATCCTGTTTTACACGAATGTATTCAAAAAATTGTTTATAATGTAACACATCGTGTTTATTATGATTCATCGGATAGTCTAATGGATGCGTTAACTTATACGGGTCCCAGATGTCTAGGAATTTCTTTAAATAAATATCTAAATCGGAATTTAAATAGTGATTTCTCTGAAGGGATACATACAATTAACAACATAGCATTTACATTATTTATTAATAATAAAAATTCTTTTATAACATTTAATAATAAAAGACTTATTAAAATTAAATATGAAGGATACAAATCCCATAGTAATTATTGGAAATTAGCAACACAACATAAAATTTATAAATAACTTTATAAAGTTATAACTTTATTATCTATATATAATATATAAATGTTTGGTGGATTAAAAAAAACAGACGATGAGTTTAAAAATACGTGCTTTCGTTCTTACAAATTGGCTAAACCTCTTATTAAATATAGGAATTTTAAAGGTCAGAAAAAAGAAGTATCTGATAAATTTGGAAGTGCTACTATTAGACCTTCCCAGTTCCCATCTGACGCTATAAAAAGATTACTCCGTTCAATTCTAACAAGTCGTCACCTAGAACATAATGCTAATATTACAAATGATGTTCACTTTGAGGTGATAGAAAGAGTCCCAATAGATGCGAATGGCAAACCGACCGATAAAAAATCTGAGAAGAAAGGTATTCGTAAATATATATATTCATATAAAGGACGCGGTGTTAAGGCAACTAAACAGCGATTTATTAAAATGAAGAATGGGCGTGTTAAACCAATTAAAACATTATTTGCGTCTGTTAAACTTATTCGAGTTGCTCCTAAAACCAGATTTACCAAAACCAATGTTGAACGAAATATTCATAAAATAGTTAATAAAAAAAAGATTATAAATAAGAATTTAAATAAGAATCTTGTTAATGTTGTTTCAAATACTAAAACTTCGAACAATAATGGTAATAACAATAACAAGAATGGTAATAACAATAACATGAATGGTAATAACAAGAACAATAATGGTAATAACAATAACAAGAATGGTAATAACAATAACAAGAATGGTAATAACAAGAATAATAATGGTAATAATGGTAATAACAAGAATAATAATGGTAATAACAAGAATAATAATAATAATGGTAATAACAAGAATAATAACAAGAATGGTAATAATAATTCAAGTAATGGTAAGTAATTATTTCATACTTCCAAACCATTTAGTAATCTCCTGTGTTCCTTTTTTCAGGTTTGTATCTTTCCTAATAATCGCCTCTGTAATACTTTTAGAGTTCGGAACAACCAGCTCAAATATTTGCATAACAGGTTTTTCAATCTGATGATCCAAATAATATCTATAATCAATTTTGATATTATTTTCCCTGATATAGTCGGGTGTTTCTAGAATATCTCCCTGTAGAATTTTAGTTGTAAGTGGTTTCTTACACTTATCATTTGATTCTCTTCCGAATTTATCTTTCTTAATTCGATGTTTCGTAAAACATTTATCGCAATATCGCCCCTTACAGGTCATACATTTCTTAATCTCACATTCAGCAACGGGCGTCTTACAATATCTACATTTAATTTTACACTCTTTCCTATGATTATGTAAGTGTGTCGAACAAAACAAATCCATACAATCAATACATTTACATTGTGCTGGGTTAACCTTCTTCGCGCATATCTTACATTTTAGACTAGACTCGGCAATATAACAATATGGAATGCGATCATTTGATGTCGGTTTATTACCCGGATCACGCTCGCCCATTCTATCAGCAAGAACTTTATGAGCTATTTGATTCGGGTTTGCGTATTCAGCGCGGATTGTCTTAGAAATAACTAATTTCATAATATCCACCTTTCCTTCAAGAAGATTATTAATCTCTTCTTTATAGTATTTAATCGCGTCATCAATATTCTTCTTATTCAAGATAATATCAATAACACCCGCATAAATATCCTTTACTATAGGGGCGTTATCACGTCGTTTAAGAACAATTCCCATACTTGTTTGTGTATAATGGTCAATATCTTCTTCATATTTATTTCCGAAATATCGCTTCTTAGAGAAAATACAGAAAGGCCAGAAGACCTTTTCATATTCCAAGTCCTGCGGTTTCTTCAATTTACTCGTTACAGCCAATCCAGCCTCTTTTCCAACATCAATCGTCTTCTGTAGCATCTCTTTATCTGTTAGGTCTTTCCCATATTTATCTTTAATATAACCAGTGAAATCAACGAAGATGGAATCTGTATCCCCATATACCAATTTACTCCCCTTAAATTCATCCAATGTAACATCCCGTGCTGTTTCAACCATCTTCCTACCAGTAGCCGTTGTACTCGCCGCCAATTCCTTCAAGCAAATACTAGAAGTAGACGCACCAACTTGCCCATATAGACTATTACAAGTTACCTTATATGCCAATTGAAGACCATCCAGAACTGCCTTTTCAAAATCATTAAATCGGTCTTTAATATCAGGGTCCTTCATATCATAATTATTCACTTCAATAATCGCATTTGTATCCACATTAAGCAACTCATATCCTGTTGCGGTTTTAGATAATAGACCCTCTACCATCTTACCAGATTTAAGTGTAATCTGTTTGTATTTCATCTTCTTGCGTGTATCTTTACGTGCTTTCAATAGATGTGTCAAGATTCTAGGTAAAACCGCTTTCTCACCGGATTTCTTTTCAGCAAAGCGACATATCTTATAACCCGTTTTCTGTTTCTCTTCTTTACCCTCTGGCCCAACCAGTTTAAATACATCATATTCAATTTCGTTATAGTTGTAATCTTCTAGATTATTATATTCCTTGTTACAAACATCAGATAATAGATTGTTCTCCAAGTCATATTCCCTATAACCAACCAACGAATCGTGTGAAATATTCTCCGAAATCATTGAAGATGGATAAAGCGCGGCATAATCCATAACAGCAATTGGTTCGAAATAAACGCCGGGTTTAGGAGGAAACACAATAGCACCCTCATATGAATCGGCGTCAATATTATCTTTATCCAAATCAATTACTAGAAAATCTTCACCACGACATTTCTGTGCTACTAGACTGAAAATCTTAATACCCTGTCCCCTTAAGAATAGATAAGAGAATGGAATGAGACATACATTACCCATTCCTAGATTATTAGCAACCACTTCCAATTTCATAATGAGATGATTAACCAGCTCACAATCCTTAATACAATATACCGCAATCTCACGAATTTTATCAGGTGTTCCCTCGTGATAATTCGCAAATAGTTGTTTAGGTGACAAATCCACCTTATTCAATCCCATAAATTTATTGGCTACAGCATCTAATTTATAACTATCCAAATTGAAATCCTTCTGAACCAGTTTAAGTAAATCAATCTGGACGACACCTTCCATATTGATATATTTGAGAAAATTATCACCCAAAGCAGCGGAACTCAGTTTCTTTTCAATGAATCGTGCTGGTTTATCCAAATTACGGGAAAGCATTTCCAATAGTGTTGCTGAATAATCACCCTTCTCTTTATTAAATACACATCTTGCCCTGTCATAAATATAACTGAAATCAAAACCCCAGATGTTATAACCTGTCATAATATCCGGGTCAGTCGCCTGAATCAATTTCGCCCAAGCAATGAGAACCTCTTTCTCTGTATTATATGATTCCTGAATGATATTCTCTCCTTCTTCGATTTTACCGCAATCCTTGAGTGTTATAATGTGTTTAATATGACATTCTTGGCTACCATATCTATGGAATGTTGTGCCGATTTGAATGATTTCGTCCGATTTTCTAGATGCGCTTGGGAATGAACCATCGCAACTAGTACACTCAATATCAAACGAAGCCACTAATAGTGGGGCAATACTTGTTTTTTCTATAGGACGAATCTGAGTATGGTCGCACGTAATATCAACATTACATCTTGTTTGGGCGGGAACATTTCTATCACAATATCTCTTTTTAATCTTAACCCAACTACAGGGTTTAATATCGGCTTCGTGGAAGAATCTCAGCATAGGGTCAATGCTCGCTTCATATATCTTTTTACTAAAATCAATTCTGGTATTTAATGCTGTTAATGTTAGTTTCTGTTTAAAGACTTTTTGATATTCATAGAAAGCTGATTTATTGTGGAATACGAGTTTGACGAAATTGAAATACTTATTATTTGTGAAATAGTAGAAATCTTTTCTCTTGACCAATTCGCATTTATAAAGACTCGCATTATGTTTCCGCCGTTGATATGAATTCTGTCCGACATTACTGCGGATTTCCTTCTCAAATATTTCAATGTGTGTTTTAGTCCATTTGTCGGGGACTTTCACGAAGAAATACGGCTTGAAATTCTTGATATTAACACTGACGGAATGACCCTCCATATCAACACCATATGCTTTAATATTATATTTCCACGTTTTATTTCTCTGCATTAGAAGTTTTTCTTCTTCATCTGAATTTGAATCCGAATCTTCCGTGTCTGGGGCATCATATGCTACCCAGTCAATAACTTGGAACTCCAAGTCATTATATGAAGGTTTCATTTGGTTTCTGAAAAGTGGTTGAGACATTATAGTATAGTAATTACAAATTATATTTAAATCAATTTTTAATTAGTTTGTTTAGCGGTTAGTTTAGTGGTTTGTTGTTTTATATTATTTTTATATAATATAATAGTAATGACGATAAGATGGTTAGAAATTGCGATGAAATTGAAAGAGGGTCCTAGTGATGATAATGTTATAAAAAAAATTATAGAAGAGTATAAACCTTCTATTGTAGATGAAGTTGTAGTGGTAGATGATATATATGTAATGTCGTATAATTTAAATTGGGAAAGTATGTTACCTATGGCACACAGTAATTTAAGACAACAATGTAAAAATAAAGATATAAATGGAGTAAATAGATGTTTATATAATATGTCACAAATAATAAAAGGCAATGGCAATTCGTGGAATTCCCCAAAATATACCCACCCAGAAACATTTGATTTTATAGCAACCCAAGAATCTACTTTATATTTTGGGGAATTACAAAATCTGATCGGAGATAAATATGATGTTGTTTCGACATATATAACTCGACGAAATAAGACTCAAATACACATTGTAACATTTTATGATAAGACTAAATATAAAAATATATTTCATAAGGGGTTTGGGACAAAGGGTCGTCCAAAACACATTATTTTGTTTGAAAATAAGATAACGAAGGCATTATATTTATTTATAAATTTACATAATGAACATAAACATGGACCCGATTTACAAAAAGAAATAAATGATGCGATTAATGGAATAAATGATGCTGTTTTTACAAATAAAAAAAGTGATATTAAAAATATAATAGTCGCGGGGGATTTCAATGATGAAGGGCGAGAATATTTTAATAGTTTATCTGTATTGGATAAAAAAGTTATATATAACAATACGCTACCAAATACTTGTTGTTATAATCCAACCACAGGGACAGGACAGATTTCAAAAATTGGTGATTATGTTTTATCAACAATGAATATAACTGAAATGTATGTGCCTTTATCTACAGAATGGAGCAATCCTTCTAAATATCCAGCATCAGACCATTTACCTGTTGTTGCTGTAATAAAACAATCATAATAATTAATATTAATTTATATTATTAATTTATATTATTAATTTATATTATTAGTTTAATAATGATTGGTTTTTTGGATATTGCGATTAAGTTAAAAGAAAGTGGTGGGGATCCTAGTCGTGTTATAGCTAAAATGAAACAAATTAAAGTATATGTTGAATCTAAAAAAGAAGATTTTACAATAGAAGATATAGATAAAAAAACTATTCTAACAGATAATAATTTTCAGGTTGTAATGGAATGGTTAAATACAGAAGGAGTTCCACTAGAAATAACAACTAAAGTAGATAAAAGTGGATTTAATGGGGCACAAGCAGGATGGTTATTACGTATTTTTAAAAAATCATTTATAGATGGTCATAATGCTTCAGGCACTAGTAAATTGAAACCAAATATACCAGTATCTATTAGTACGTATGGTAATTTGAATCAATATTTTGAATCATATCTTTATTTTTCGAATTCGAGTAGTCCTGATGATGAAACTTTATTACTATTTAAAGATCAAGTATGTTCAGATCAAGATCACTCTAAATGTAATCGGTTGAAGGAGTTTGAGAGTGATTATAAGATTAATGATGCTCACGCCATCAAAGTAGCAGGTGATGGTAATTGTGGTTATCATAGTTTAATATATCCAATGTTAAGACATCATATTTTAGGTGACATAGATTCATTTAGACGTATGTGTACGGCTGAATTTGAAGAGTCGAAAAAAGATACATACCCTGATATATGTAAAAATGCTGATATTCGGAATCCATTTTTACATATACTTGGCGAAATTAAGAAAGATACCGCAGATAAAGATAAAAAACTAAGAGATTTCTTACAAAAAAGAGGTAACAATTGGAATAATGAGAATTTAGAAGAATCTTGTATTAAATATTTGAGAAAATATACAGCACGTTATTTTTTTAAGAAAACATACACTGACGAAGGCAAAACTATCGATGATTTTAAAAAAGATAAATGGGTCGTAGATGTAGAAAATGACGTAGAAAAGAAGGAATCAGTATCTGATATATGGAATCGTAATTTTATTCAAATGACAAGGTCTGTTTCACCAGATGAATTAGTAGTATTAAAAAAATTCTTTAATCTCCCTATTGGGATTATATACATTGGAACTGAGCGTAAGGGAGTTGATGTATTTAGACCGGAAAAAGATGGCGCAGATCATTATAAAACTATAACGGCGGCACACGGCACTGGGTGTAATATTTTCGCATTTTTCTCAGGGGGTCATTATGACATGTATTATATAGAAAATAATTAGTTATTAATTTGTAAATAAAATGTTTGTTATTATTATAATATGTCTAAACCTACTCCGAGAATATTGAAGTTTATACATGGAAAAAAGTCTTTTTTTGTTTCTTTTAATTATATACAGGGTGTTGGTATTCAGGGTGGCGATAAACTTGGGACGTTTAATAAAGACAACCATATATATACTTCAGCTTTTGATAACAAAACCCATCAATTTCACGTGAATGATGACAACGATATGTGTGATGATGTGTATGTGTTATGGTGTTTATTATCTGAATTCATACATACTCGCAATCTATCACTAGAAGAGACGGGCGCTGAGTATAATAAGATTGAAATGTATATTCATAATATTGGGAATATTATTAATATTAATTTAAATCTTATTATACTCAGCGCCCGTTCCGGTGAGGAAATAAAGAATGTTATTACTGACGAAATAATTGATGGTAAAATTAATAGCAGTAATGCTACATTTGGGGACTTCAAATGTAATGAAATTGATTTGGAGAACATTGATAGTCCTAATACAGCATATGGTATATCACATAGTAAAAAAATGTTTATGAAAAAAGACGATCGAGGTGGAGGTGGAGGTGGAGACGAAAGTGGAGACGATACGGAAGGTAACGAGTACGAGAGGAGTGTGTATAGTTCCGCTAGGGTAAAAAAACAAACGCAAGCACAAGCACAAGCACAAGTACTAGCACAAGCACAAGCACGAGAACAAGCACAAGCAACAGCAGAAGCACAAGCAGAAGCACAAGCACAAGCACAAGCACAAGTACAAGCACAAGTACAAGCACACGCAGACATAGAAGATGATAAAAGAACTATAAATGAGTTTAAAGAAAATAAAAATATGAAGAAATTAAGACAGATGGAAATAGGTAATTTAGAGTTAAAAACAAATGAAGGACGCGGTATATGGAATGATATAATAAAACATATATCAGAAGTAAAACCGCCTCCTAGAGGTCAACAAACAAACACGGGAACGATTCAGGCTCAATTAAACAGAATAATTAATAAAACGTCAGGCGGAAACCCTTCCCATATTCATACAGGGCAACGGGGTGGGCGGTTTGTTATGGTCGGTGGGAGGAAGCGGTATTTGAGGAAGTAGATTGTTTATATTATCATTATATTATATTTGTATATAATATATGAAAAAATTCGGCACAAGGGAAGAAGTTATAAATAGTTTGTCAAAACAGACCAGAGGAGGCTTAACCAAGCGATTTCTTAAATACAATGCGGAGGGCAAAATCATTAGTGTAAGACGGCGAAAACAAAGGGGGGGTGTGGGGGAGGGTTCTAATCCTTATTCTAACTCAATATATGTTTCCGCAAATAAAAGTGAAAGATATAGTAGTTTAATGTCTAGTCAAAATACGAATCGAATACATAAAGTCGCAACAACTGAAGAATGTATTATATTTTATCAAAATGGTAAAAATAGATATTACTTTGGCAATGTGGTAAGTATAGATAGTAGTTCAGATTATTTGGCAGCAACCATTTCCTATGCCATATATTTAAAAATGTTGGTTAAAGTAATTCAGCATTCTACAACTAATGAAAGTCAAGAAAATATGTTTGTTGTATTTTCCAATTATAGTATATCACCAAAACCATCCCACGATATATATTATTTAACAAATCTGTTAATATGTAAAAATGCGCATACATTCCTTTCGACGCTTGATTTGTGTATTAATAGTCAAATTCAAAAGAATACCACATATGAATTTAATATATTTAATAGTGAATTAACATTTTTAATAAATCGAAATATTACAATACCAAGAAATGCTAGATCACCATATCTTAGTTGTTATACACAATTTACAAATACAGATGAAATTAATAAATCCATACAAGAAGCAGTCGAAGAATTACAATCATCAAAAGGCGGAAACCCTTCCTCTATTCAAACAGGTAAACGGGGTGGGCGGTTTGTTATGGTTGGTGGGAGACGGCGGTATTTGAGGAAGTAGATTATTTTAACATAAAGCGGTTATAATATATATATGTAATATATTATGAATAGTAATTTGAAAGAAGATTTGAGCAACAATGTTGTTAATTACGTGCGTTGTGATAATGAAATCGCGCAATATAAAGAGGAAATTAGTTTGATAAAGGATAAGATGAACGCCATTATTGAACGGAGGGACAGGTATGAGGAGGGGCTTATTAGGATTATCGAGGACAATAATCTAGAAAAAAAGGACATCGTTATTTCGGATGGCAAGATTAAATACACCCAGTCAAAAACCGCCGCACCAGTAACTAAGAAACATATTGAGAAATGCTTGAAGGACTTTTTCAAGAATAAAGGAGACGCAGAGAAATTACTTGAAAATATATATGGAAATCGAGAGGTTAATGTTAAAACAAGTATTAAGAGGTATAATAAATAAAATTAAATGTTTGTATATATTAATATGGCAGAGACAAAACTTGGTTTTTTGGAAATAGCTAAGAAGTTAGTACAACCGAGTGTATCAAATGATCTAGGATTAATGGATGAGTTTTTATTTCAAAGTAATGATATCCATTCAAGATTAGATGGTGAAGATATAACAAATCTTAGAATAGATCATATTAATCAGGATGGATTTAATGTTAGAGTATCGTTTGTATCTGAAGATGCTATTATTGTATTAAAATGTGTATATACTGAAATATCAATATGTAAAAAGAATAGAATACGAATAAAAATTGGCAAATCTCCATTTATATTTAGTGTTCCTGAAGATTTAATTAATGAAATAAGACCATTTGTGAAATCTAAAGATTCAACTTGTAGTGATACAAGTGCAAAAATAAGAGAGATTGAACCAATTATGGAAGGAATTATGGGATATAATAAAGATACTGAAAAAGAAAAGTTATTGAGTACTTTTCGTATGCCAGTCCATGCTCTAGAAAATTTGATTGAAAAGGGATTTGAATATGGCGATGAAAGATATTATGTTTCTGAAAATATATTTGGTTTTACATTAGGGTCTCTTGACAATGATTTGTTCAAAATAAAACCAACTTTGCATCGTGCTAATATAATATATGATATATTTAAATATAAATTAGAAAATCTAGCTCAGTATGATGATATACTTCGAATATTATATAATGGCGAATTCTTATATAAACGTTATTTTAAATTACCATATTCAGGTCGAGAGAAAAGAACATTAGATATAAAATCTTTAGTCGATGGTCTTACTACTCTCGTTTCTTCAGATAATTCTGCACAGGAAGTAAATGAAGCACAAAAAGTACTCGAAGCAGCAGAGACAGCACAAGCAGCAGCACAAGCAGCAGGAGCAGCACAAGCAGAACGAGCAGCAGCACAACTAGCAGTATATGACGCACAGACAGCATTACAACAAGCACTAGCATTTGCACTAGCATTTGCACAAAAATACAAATTAAGACATTTTATAAGTGAAGCATCGATAAAAAA